GGTCCGCCGATTGTCCCATCCTGGCAGACTCGACAAGCACTTGAGCCCGATACGGTGCACCGACGAGGTAAAGCACCTGCGGGGCGGCCTTCTGCACGACCGAGTATTCAACGGACCGTTGAACCTGTTGCACTTGGTAGCAATCGGTCGCGGTTGCGGGGGCGGCTGCGAGCAGGACTGCCAGGAGGGTTACAAATCGGATCACGGCTGCGATCTCCAATCTTGGACCGATCGCACCGCTTGGGCATAAATCGATTCCCAGGACGTTCTGGGGATCGTGAATCCGTGGGCGAGGGCGATCAACCGGGGGTGGACGGGTATCCCGCTATTCTGAGCGTATCCGATCGCCTTTGTCAAATCGTCGGGGATCACTCCGACTTCACGGGCTGCGGTTTCGATCGTCAACGGCGAGTCGTAAAGCTTGACCGTCGAAACAAAATCGGCGACGGCTTCGCGGGGTGGCTTGCCCGTCACCGCTTCAACAATCGCCGCGAATTCCTTTCGGTTTTCGCGTAGTTCGTTTTCTAAGTCAGACAGGTGAAACGACTCGATTTTCCGCTGCGTGGTCTTGTCGCTGGCGTATAGCTCGGCCCCGGCCCCGATCAGTTCTCGGACCTCATTTGATTTCACGTCGATCAATCCCTCGGCGTGACAAGCGATACACGAAACACCGTTGCGAATTTCGTTTGCGTTGTGCCGAACTCGGGTGTAATCGCTGGCGACATCCGGCGGCGCCGCTTCCTGTCTTTGGCCGGCGGCGTTCGATAGCAAGTAAACCTGCAGAGCCCCGCGGGTGCCGGTCGCCGTGTGAATCTTCGGGATTCCGACAATCCATTCTTCGGCCTCATGCTGGAAGCTGCCATCGGGGCGAAGCGTCGGGTCGGTTCGATCGTTAATTGTCGACGAATCCCGCGTTCCGTAGGCGTAACCCTGGCGCATCCCGAAAGATTCGATCCACCGTTTCTTGGACAGGATCACCCCGGAATTCCCTTCAATCAGGCCGAACGATTGACCGGCCGATCGGGACACCCCGACCCGCGAAAGGAAATCATCCCTGGTAGCCGGCGGGGCGCCGAATAGCAAATCGTAATAGCTGGTCGACTCCTTCGCGTCGGTCGCGAACGTAATGAACCAATCGGCTCGGATCACCAGAGACGGGCGGCCTTTCGCAAAAACCGCGTAGGGGTTTCGGGCTGCGACGGTCGGGAATCGAGACTCCCAGCCAAATGCCGCGGTATCGATCCAGTAGAGTCCTTCGCCGGCCGGGTTTGGTCGCTGGTAGTCAACGATCGGCTCAAGTGATAACGAAGGCAGGATCAGACGAAGGGCTGCCAGGGTGGGTTCGTGTCGATCCGGCGGCAAATGGTTGACCGAAAAATAATAAGTCGTCGCCGGGTCCAGCCCGCTAGAATCGCGGTGAGCGGTCGCCGCGGCCCCGTCGAGGACTGGGAGCACGCCGGCGAGTAAAAAATAAATTGCGGTCAGCATCGGGGATCCGTGGGCTAGTCGGACGCCGAAATCGGCTCCCCTGACGTTATCCGCCGACCGGCTCCCCGTCAAGCTTCCGGCGGGTCCGCTCGATTCGAGCCATCACCAACCATTGCCTGAACGGCGTCCACTCCCTGACTGCAGCATCGATCGACTCAGACTGATTCGGAGTCGACCGAAGAAACTCGGCCACGTCGCGGGTCAGGACCGCGGAAGTTTCAATTTTGCGTCCAGAACTATGTTTGGGCTTGCGCCCGGAATTCGGCCGCTTTCCGCCGCGGTTTGTCACGATTTTTTCTCCGTTTTTCGAAACTCGATCACCCAGACCCAAGGATTCGCGGCCCACGATTCAGGGCCGTTAATCGATTCCCAGAGTTCGTGAAACCAGTCGCAAGGGTTTTGCCCGTAAGCGAGGTTTGAGTGCGGGCACCCCTCGGCCATTGCGTCGCCGCGGCTGATTTCGTTCAAACGCTCGACGCGGACGGCGGTGATCTCCAGCGTGATCCGGCTTGCCCATCGCGGCATGTGGATCGATGGCTTCCACTTTACATCCGGGAATAAATGCGAATCTGTTGAACGAAAATGCGTCACGGCTGGCCTTCCAAATTCATCCCTTGGCCCATTTCCAAGAGGCGCAAGACGAAAAGCTTCTCGCACCCAAAGCCGATCGCCGGGTTTGCCGTATGGTGCTCGCCAATACGTTCCGCGCTCGTCCTGGAAGCCCCACCCTACTATCTGGTTGTCGTGGTTTTCGAGTTCGTATGGTGCGCGATTGCTTAACTGCCCACCGTGCAGTTCGTCGATCCACTCAGGCGGCTGCGGCTTAACTACCCGCCGCGTCTGCGTCTTTCGTCCGTCGAGGATCGCCCGGACCATTGGCCCGAAAAACAAAATCGGACGTTCTTTCGGTTTGTTCATGCTGTCACCTGTGCAACGTAGCAGCGCCGGCCGTCAACCAAGATATGTCCTTCGGAGCCAGCGTTTGCCGACTCGGCGGCTTCGTCATCCGTCGCCGGACGGATCACCAAGGCCGTTTCCGAATCATAGAGAGCAAGCCCGGCCGTAGCATTCAAGAGACGGGCCACCGACCCGCGGGCCGACCTGATCGAAGTCTCGCACGAATCCCACCCGGCCGCGGCCAGTTCGTCAGTTAGCTGGTCGATCGTCGCGGTCGAAATTTCGCTAAAAATAAACATCGTTTGGTTCCTGTTGTTGGTGAAGTGTGTAAGCCGGAGCCCATCCCGGCGTGAGGCGAATCGAAAGTCTAGGCAAAAAACTTGCTCGGCTTATCCATGTCTGTCGCTGCGTCCGAACTCATCCACCTATCGAACGCTTCCGCGTCGCGAGACTCAAGCTCACCCATAATCGCGCCGCGTACCGTCGGGATTGCCGCGTCTTTGTTGCCGTTTGTCAGTTCAAAGGCCTCGCAGAGCATTGCGGTTGTCATCGAGCCGACAAGGCTGTTCATTTTGAGTTGTGCGGTTGTCATTTTCGCTTCTCGCTTGCTTGTGTGAGGTTCTGTCGTTGTCGCGTTTGCGATGCCTGATCTTAATCGGCTGCCGTTTGATTGTCAAATAGCATTTCAAAGAAAAATCCCCCGGATTTTTAGGCCGGGGGATTTGGTGTCGATTAGTTCACTAATTACCGTCGCTTCGCACACGTCGGGCCGATCCCGCTCTTGATCGACTCGGGAGTCGTCAGCACCCGGTTGCATCGGCGGCATCGGCCTTCGTAGTGGTAAACCAGCCCGATCGACTTGAAGTGTTCAACCTTCTGCAGAACGCGAACCAGGGCGTGGTACTGCTCGGTCTGGTATCGACGCCAGAGGATCACCCGGCCGTCATCCTTGACGAATCCGATCCCAAGGTAGTCAGATCCGTTGTCCGCACCGATCAGGAGCGACAGGATCCGCTCGCCTGGGGCGAATCTTGCGTCCGCCGGCTGCGTTTCAATCCGGAACGTCCGGTGAGTCCCGCGGGCGGGGTTTTCGACAGTGATGATCCCGTTGTGGGTCTCGATCGCGAAGTGACTGACGACTTCGGCGAATTCGGCGGTTTCGGCGGTTTCGATTTCTGCGATCATGCTTTTCACGTTTGGGTTTTAGAGGGGAGAGAGGAAGGGGAAAAGCCGGAGCCTATCCCGGCGGGGGCGGGGGGGTGTCTATCGAATTACCTGCGGCTTTTTTTCTCCATAGCTCGCTGCCGCCTCTTTTGCGGCCCGCAAAGTGCGAAAACATTCGACTAGGCGTCCGTTAAGGCTCACCCACCAGTCATAGCATGGCGTCTGCGTGTCAAAGTTTCCGCTGCGCGGGTAATGTTGATTTAACGAAATCTTGCGTTCAATCTTGACCGTCATTGTCATTTTTGCGTTCCGTTGTTTGGGGTTAACTGTCTGACTCCCTAACTATAATCGACCGCCCTTTGATTGTCAAATAGCAAATCAAACATTTTTCCCGAAATACCTCCCGGCCCGCCTTTATTCAGCAAATCGGCCCGAAAGCCTTTGTTCTTCCGCTTTTCTTTCGGCTTTCACCCGCTCATATTCCGCTTTTACCGATCCCCCCGTCGCCTTCACACCACACACCGCACACCGCGTATCCGTCGTCCCGTTTGAGTAATGCTGTTCAGCCAGCATCGACGACCAGCACCTAACGCAAACCGGCTCGAAACACTGGAGCCAGTTCCGGCCAGTCTCCCAGATGATCGCGGGGACGCTGCCAGGGGTGGTTTCTCTGCTCGTTGTTGGCTCGGGCGTCGGATCGGACGGGATTTCAGCCAGGATAGGTTCCTCGGTCGCGTCCTGGGGCCGTTTTTCGCGGCCTAGCGTGATCGGCAGGGCGTCCGGTCCGCGGTCGATCGCTGCCAGGGTGAGTTCGTCGTCCGGGGTCAGGATCGGCGACGGTCCGGCCTGGGTCGGTTTCGCGTCCGGTTTCGCGGCTGGTTCGAACCGCTTGAAGTTTGGGAAAAGACTCATCGAAAACCTTTAAGGGAAAACTGCTAAGGGAAAAGTGCAAAAATCTCGTGCTCGTGTGCGCGTTTTTGCGCAGGAAGCTCAGCTACTAGCTATTTTAGGCCAAAACACCAAAAACGGCCAAAAGGCTCCCTGACACTCTTTCCTCAGCAATATCGAGCACACGAGCACAGAATTTCTTAGAATAATCAATTGAAAATCAAAAAGTATCATATTTACGGGCATTTTAGCGTTTTTTCGTCCGGTAGTCAATCAAAAACTTTTGTGCTCGTTTTTTTTGCATCGAGCACGTGCGAGCACAATCGAGCACAAAATTCCTTCGCCCGGCCGCCAGGATCGGGTTTTTTCTTCATCTGAAAAACTATTGCCGTTTCAAGCGTCCAAAAACTCAACTTTTTCGCTTCGGTCGTAAATAAAATCGACTCAGACCGCCTGGCCGGTCAAAATCTGTGCTCGTTCTGTGCTCGTTTGTGCTCGATCGACCAATTTTGCGAGCACACGAATAGCGGCGGAAATCTTCACTTTATTTGTTTTTCTGTTACCGCTTGAACACTAAACAAAAACCCGGCGGACAAATCAATTTTGTCCGCCGGGCTCGGTTTTGTCCGTCGTGTTTGCCTTCAATCAGGAATAGCTTGCCCGGTGAATGACCGGCCACGAAAAGAAAGCTGTGTCTATGCCGTGCTCATCGAATTCGATCCGAAGTTCGTCCGGCCCGTAAAAATCACGAAGCCTTTCCGGATCGAATCGAAGCATGTCCGCGGCGATCATATATCCCTGTTCGTGCTCGAATATCCTCCGCCTCTCAAACTCGAACCAGTGATCAAACTCGTCGAGGATCCGGAACGGGTTCTTGCCGATATAGCGATTCCAGCGACGTTCACGAAATTTTTGAAATCGGCTCATTCCTGGGTAACCTCCTGCGGTTCCTCGATGAACTCAGTCCCGTACTCAGAACCGAACGCATGGGGCCAGTGATCCCACTTGACCCAATGACCCTCCGGGCAATTGTGGCCGGTAACGACCCCGCCGTCGTCTTTTTCGGCGTAAATGCAAGGCGGGCAATCGCCGGAAGCTGATCCGTATATACTTTTCACAAAGCGGATCCGCGTGCCGACTGGTAGTTGCTTTGTGTCGCTCATCCCGCCCCCCCCAGCCATTTTGCATTGACCATATCTTCCAGCCGCTTGGCCTTCGCTATCTCTTCCGGCGTTAGCAGTCCAGCCGCTTTGATTTCCTCTTTGGTTGCCGGTCGGCATTGTCTCCAGCTTGCCGCGCCCCTTCCGTCGACCTTTGAAGTAATAAAATAATCGCCTTCGATTGCCACAAGTTTCTGGGGTCCGTGCTCAGCGTATTCATCGCTATCACGAACCATAACCAACCGACGATTTTTCACGTCATCCTCGGTCAATTTCGGCTCGACATATGGGAAACCATCTGTCGTGTTGTTTTCAATAATGCGATTCAAAACCGAAATCACGCAATCAACATCAACACCGCCGTTTTTCAGACTCAAAAGTCCTCCACAAATAGACCTTGCGTAGCTTATTTCGTCTTGCGTCAATCTTCTCTGTCCCATCGTCTCACCCCTCTACTAATTGAAAAGAATCCCCACCGTCCAAAAGCTCGATCATGTACGGTTCGGCCATCCCGGCCCTAACCATTGCGTCATTGATCGAATTTCCATGCGGGTCGAACAGGAAAGCGATATACCGGCCGAATGTACGCTTCTGCTTCCGCAGGATCGGTTCCGGCGTCTTGTTCTGGATTGTTCGAATCCAAATATATGTCCAAAAGCCAATCAGAAAATCAAGCTCGTCTTGAGCGGTCTTGCCGGCAAGTATCGTTTCCCCTTTCATTTCCGGGGCGTTGATGCTTGCCAGCCTTACCGAAGCCCGGACCAGCGAGTCCATTGTTAGCTCGATCGCTCCTTGAATCGTGTCGCCGTCAACTGCCGAAACTGACCCCTTGGGCTGCAAGTACCAAAACCGATCAGGCCGAAAGATAGGCAGTTCCCTAGACGGAACCACCCCTGGCGGCATGTCCGACTGCCTAGCGTACTGTTGGGCGTGCAGCATCGCCGACGCCGATCCGACCTGAAACTCTTCCCCGCCGGAAATTACCCTAATTTCTCGCATTTCTGCCTCCTTAGAACGTCCTCAATCTTGCTCGACACCGTATTAAGCTTTTTTACGAATTCAAGAAAATCAGCCCGATCCCCCTCATTAACGACTTTGCGACCCGCTGTCGCGATTACGTCGAGTTCGTAAACCGCGGCACTCAAATCGGCTTGATCCCGTTCGGTAAACAATCCCGTAACGTTTATATTTTCAACGGATGACACGAACGCCACCCATGAATTGTCCGCCGACATCACCGACGAAAAATACGGGTATTTCCGCGGCATTTCCGACACTAATTCTGCCATTTCAAAACCTCTTCATCTCTTTTTCTATCACTGGTTTCAAGCTTAACCCGATCCACTCACGCCAAAAGTAATCGCCATCCCGGCCTCTAGCGACTTCAATCTTCGGGACAATCGACCGAACCCGTTTTGCGAATGCCTGCCGTGTCGATCGGTCGACTAGATCATTCGATCGGCACCAGTTTTGATAAGCTTCAAAACAGTCCGCCGCATTGACTTTGCCGCCTTCCTGGCAACATTCCCAAACAAAAGCCGATACCGGGGAAGTCTCAATTCGCATCCAGTTAACCGAATCGGTCCCCGATTTCGGCTGCTTGATCTTCCCATTCTTTTCGGAGTAGAGCCGATGGCGCCCCAAAATCGCCCAGTTAAGTATCCCCGACAATTCCGACTGAATCCGCATTTCGACCCGCGGATCTTCTTTCCCTGCGTGAGTCTTATTCATGACCAAGATGATAATTCGGTTCAAGATCGCGTCGGATGAATCCTTGAACAGCGGGATTTCGTTACTGAACAACATAAACCGAATCGGCAGATTTACCCCCGATAGACTCGGCTTGTACTTCCTTTCAATCTCCTGGGGATCTTCCCCGACGATCGACAAGACACGTTCGGTCAGGACCGTGTAATCGATCCGGTCGCCGATTCGAGCATCGGGGATAACTGCCAGCGATTTCCCAATCAGCGACGCAAGGCCGAATTGACCCGATAGCGTGGTCGGGGTCGGGCTAGCGACGGACGAATGACCGATCATCGCTTTGACAAGCCGCATGATCGTACCCTTGCCTGACCGGGATTTTCCGATCACACACAAGAACCGTTGCATACTTGTATCTTGGGTTAGCAAGTAGCCAAACCACTCCTGGAGGGCGTCTATTGCTTCCTGGTCGCCCTCGAATTGCTCCCAGAGCCATTCTTGCCAATAAAGACATTGGGCTTCGGGGTCGAAGTCGTAATCCAGCTTCAGGGCCGAAAACCATTCGTGATTGTGCGGCCGAAGCGATCCGGCTAGATCGCCCGACAGTACCGCGTCGAGGTCGAGCAGTCCGTTTCGCATCGACACCCAATTCCGCCGCCGCCTGTCCGATAGGTGCGACGGCATTTCGACCGATCCGGACAATGCGACAAGCGATTTCATCGCGGTCACGACATCGCGGATCAGCCGGGTCGATACGTTTCGAACCTTCTTGGGCTTTTGCGGCTCCCCGGTTTCAAGTTCCTTCCTGGCCCGTTCTTCCTCCTGGATTCGCCACAATCGCTCGAATTCGGCCCGAATCACCTTGAATAGCTTGGCCTGTAGGTCGCTGTCGCTGATCGGCGACCATAGGCCAGACTTCCACTTCCAAAATTCGTCCCGCCAAAAAACCAACTTTCCGCCGGCAAACTCCGAGTAAAATTGCAAATTTAGCCGGGCAAGCCGGGTGTGGTCGTCGTCCGATTCGTCGATATCTACGCTGCCAGGGGTGAATTCTCTCGGCCCCTCTGGTATCGCTGCGATCGCGGTTTCGGCCGTCTGAATTCTGACCGGACCGTCGATTTCCGCCGGTTGCTGAATCTGGCCCGATCGACCAATCGCAAGCAATCGAGCGTATATCTCCTGGTCGTCGAGTCCTTCGAGTCGCTGATCGGCGATCCAGTCCCGAACGTCTTTCCCGTCCGTCGGGGCGATTGGATAAGGGAGAATCGCATTCCGAACCGTCTTCGCAAATTTCGCGATCACCGGCCCCCATCCCGGCCGCTTCCCGCCGTTCGGCTTGCTCACCCAGGTCGCGCCGTCCTGTCCGGGCACGTCGCAATCGTGAATCACGATCACTTCGTCGGCACCCGCAAATCGCGAGCAATATTCGACCGCTTCGGGCTTGGTCGCGTTTTCGGTCGATCCGTAAATGTTGGTCGTGACGATATGCCGCGGCCGCCGATCTTCGGGGAACGAGAAAATCAACGAACGGATCGCCGCGGCGTCTGGGAAACCCTCGCACTTCCAAATCAATTCCGCCGGCTCTGACGGATCAAAGATAAAGCCAAAGCTCATTTTTGCCGCTCCAATAAACACCGGCAAATTGCAAACCCGAAAAGCTCTATCACCAAATAAGGCCAAATAGCGGCAAGAGCAATCGCCATGAACATGTTTATGTCGCTATTTTTTGAATACTTTTTAATGGCAAAGCAAAGCTCAAAGGCGATAAACAAATAGAAGTAAAGTAATAATTCCACAGATGAGACTGACATCACTTCACCAGTCTATTTTGACCTGAAAAACAAAAGCTTGACCGCGGCCGATAAAATCGCCACGATCGCGATTAGCACCGTCGCCGGCCAAAAAGTCGCGAGTAAAACCGTTGAAACAAGGCCGATTCGTCCGCCGCGCGGAGAATCAAGAGCCCAGAAAAACAAACAGCCGACTACCCAGTAAATCGCACTCAGAATTGGCATTGTCTTCCCCTTGCGTTAGAGTTGCGGCCGGTTAATCTATCGGCCGCACCGTCCACAATCAACCACATTATCCACAATGTCCACAACTCGACAACGCGAAAAAAATTTAACCCTTTGCCGCCCAAAGACTTGCGACACAATATTTTTTTCTTGTCCGATTTTCTGCTTGTCGGTACCGATACCCGTTGCTAGATTTTCCGCGTCAACACTATCCACAGCGTCAACAGATGGCTCAATACCTTAAATCGAAATGTCTCACCCCTGGCTGTCGCCGGCCGTCACGGGCTCGCGGTTGCTGCGAATCGTGCTACCGGTCGCACCTGCGGGCCGTTCGGTCGGGCAAAACGTCCTGGCGTCGACTGATCGCGGAAGGGCTGGCTAGGGGTTGTGATCGAGTCTTGGCGCTGCGGGCTCGAATTGCCGCGGGGGTCCAGAAATGATGACGGAATTTTGTACGATCCTGCCGATGGCTCAGTCGGTTGTCCGCGGGGTCCATCTTTTAGAAACAAAGACTTTTCAATACCCCGTCACTGTTGCGTTTCTAGGATCGATGGCAGGCGAGTTTTCTCCGCATTCGGCATGGATTATACCGGCCAGCAAAAATGTGATTGCGGGCTACATTGCGATTACCCGCGGGTTTGGAATTGATGGTAAGCCGGTCGTCTCGATTAACTCGATAGCGGTTGACAAGCCTTACCGCCGCAACGAAATCGGCGCGTCGCTTGTGGGTTTTGTGGTCGGAAGGGCGGCCGGTGGCGTGCGGGTTACCGCGACGGTTCCGGATTGTTCGGCCGGCGCTCAACAGTTTTTCAAGGCTTGCGGCTTTACTTGTGTCGCTATTTTGCGCAATTGCTACGACGAGGGCGGAGACGGGCTGTTGTTCCTCTACCCTGGCAGTCAAGAACCACAGCCGAGGTTTTCCGGATCGGTCAATTGTGATTCTCCGATCAGGCTCCGTTCCCGCATAGAATTTAAGGGTCGCCCATGACTTCCGCACCGATTATTTTCGACATTGAAACCGGCCCGCTTCCAGTCGATGCGCTCAAGACGATTTTGCCGCCGTTTGATCCGTCGTCGCTGGGAAAGCATCCAGGGGTGTTTGATCCCGCGTCGGTCAAGCTGGGGAACGTGAAGGATCCGGCCAAAATCGAAGCCAAGATTGCCGAATCGGCCGCGAAGCACGCCGCCGAGGTCGCTGATTACGAAAAGCGACTGGCCGAGGGCGAGCCTACACACTGGCAGAGAATCGTCGATTCTGCGGCATTGTCCGCCGTGACCGGCGAAGTCCTGGCGATCGGGTTGTCGGGAAAAACTGATCAAATCATTTACCAAGACGCTGAAGCCGGAATTGATGAGACAGTTCTGATCGAGCGCTGGTGGAAGATTTACCGCGACGCGCGAGGATCACAGCGAAAGCTTGTCGGGTGGAATTCGAAAAACTTCGACGTTCAGTTCCTCGTCCAGCGATCATTCATCTTGGGGGTCGCCGTCCCCGATTCGATTTTGACCCCGACCGGTTATCTCAATCCGATATTTGTCGATCTTCGCGAAATCTGGTTGTCCGGGAATAAATTTGGAGCACAGCCAGGGATGACGACGCTAGACACCGTGGGCCGAGCCTTGGGGTTTGGCGGAAAAATGGAGGGCGTCACCGGTGCCGATTTTGCTCGATTGTTTAGCAATCCCGAAACCCGGTCGCAAGCCATTGAGTATTTACAAGGCGATATCGCCCTGACCCGTGCAATCGCCGAGCGTTTCGGCGTCGCTTAGTTGTTAGTTTGGAGCATGAGAGCATGAAAAGTTACGTTGAACTCGCCGGCAACATGCCGGCAATTGAAACCCTCGGCAAGTGGATCGCAGCTTCCGGGATGTTTGGAACGCTAACTTTGGCCCAAGGCCAAGTGATCGCGGCCCATTGCTTTATCACCGAAACCCCCCTGCTGGACTATCAGCGCCGTAACATGCTGGTCGGCAATCGGCCGGGAATTCCCTATGACGCAATGGTCGCCGCGTTTCAAGAGGGTGGCGGGTCGCTAAAAGTTGTCGAAAAGTCGGCAAATGCTGCCAGGGTAGAGCTAACCGTTGGTGGGGTGACGACGCCATTCGCGCTGACCTGGGACGAAGCCAAGCGAGAGCCGTTTGTTTATGGCGAAAAGGGGACGACCGAAAAAGAAATCGTACAGATGATTCGGGCCGAAAAATGGGCCGAACTTGAGAAGATCATGAAGCCGAAATATGCTTCGCCTCGATCCCGTGCTATCATGCTATGGGCTCGGTGTATTTCCGATGCGATCCGCACGGTTGATCCGAAGGCGAATTTCGGGACGTACACCGAAGAAGAACTCGAAGATATTCCGTCTTCAACACCTGCACCCACCGCACCCGCGGCGGCCTCTACTACGCAGCCGGTTCACCCTCCGGCGCCGCCGCGGGTGCCTTTATCCACTGTCTCGACGCCGCCGGCGCAGGCTGAGCCGGAAGTCATGCGCCCGGTTCTGCCGGCGGCCGTCGAGATGATCGAAGCCCCGGTTTCTGAGCGAATTGACGGTCCGGCAAGCGAAGAACAGCGGGTCCGATGCCTCGAATTGCTGGCCGAAATCGAGCCCGCGTTTCCTGGGATCAAGGCTAAGCTAGCCGAAAAGCTCAAGTCGGCTGGCATCCAGGGAGGAATTCGGGGATTGTCGGTCGCCGAGGCTGGCTCGCTTGTCAAATCGCTGGAAAATCGAGCTATAGACGCATTTTTTACGCTTGATCTAAAGGGGCACTATCAGCCCCCTTTCGACGCAAAGTAGGCGCGGATCTGTTCCGCGATTGTTCGCCCCATGTCGCGAACTTGGTTGATCGGTTTGGAGCCGAGCGGGTATGGGCCGCCGGTATTGAAGTTCTTGGTTGTCCGCCTACCTGGGCACCTGATGGTTTTGAAATCCTCACACTTGCAGAAAGGTTAAAAAATGGCAAAGCGTAGCCTCACGACTCCCACCGCTGACGACCTCGCAGATAGCGGACGCCTCGACGTTCCGGGCGTGTATCACGTTCTAGTGAAGTCGGTCAAAGATATGGAGCGAATCAACGGTGAAGCCGGCGAAGGCTTTACCGTTGAACTTCAAGTCCTGGCCGGTCCGCAGCAGGACAAGACAATCAAACAATGGTTCTCCGACGGCCAGCCATCGGACCGAGACGGCGGCGAATTCGCACGCAAACGGCAGACGGTTTTCTTGATAGCTGCTAACGTGATTACCCCGGTTCAATTGAACGGCGAAGCGGTCGAGTTTGATCCGGAAGAGGCGAGCGGATCGCAATTGGTCGTGAAATTCAAGTCGAACGAATACACGAACAAAAAAGGCGAAAAGGCTACCTCGATCGAAGTTGCCTATCTCGATATTTTCCACGTTGACGACCCGCGAAAACCTGCTTGCGACATTAACGCCGGCGCGTTGAACCTGATCGACAAAAAGCTTCGTCGAGACGCGACGTTTTTTGCCCCGCTTGCGTCTTCGTCGAGTCGATCGTCTAAACCGGCGCCCCCGGCCCAAACGTTCGATTCGTCGGACCTATAGCGGCCCGTCCTCACCGTCTTAGCGCCGCCGGGGAGCAAGTGAGGGCTCCCGCCGTGTTCATGCTCCCACGGCACCGGCGGCGCGTTTTTCCCAGCCAATACAAGGCTAGGCGGTTGGACCTCCGAAAAGCCGTCGCGTTCCGTTCGTTAAGCCAGCGCGGCGGCCTGCCTTTTTATGGATTAAATGCGATGCCGCTTAGAGATTACCAGACAAAGCCGAAGGGTGACGAAATCCGAATTCGATTGGACAGCGGCGCCAACATCCAAAGCGAAAATTGGGAAATAGTCTTGCCTCCCGATCTTGGTTTTGACACCAAGGCCGACTGGGACGCTGCCAGCGAAGACGAAAAGCTCAAGGCTGTTCAAGAGTATTTTTATGGCAATGGTTACCCCGATTGGTCATGGGATGACGAAAGCACCGCAAAATAGGAATTTTTTACGATGGACCTCAACGGACCAATTAACGTTCAGCAATTTCAGGACCGGGCCGCGAACACCGTTGACGACCTTCTAAGTCTTCAAGGGCCGAACGGCGCGTCGGCGGTCGATCGGATTCAAATTGAGGTTCGAAAACTGGTTGAGGCCCGCAAGTCGGGAGACCTGCCCGGCGCCGTCGCTTCGTCGGCTCTGATCACCGTTTTTTTATCGTCGGTTTTGCACGATTGCGGGTTCGAGCTAGAACGGGCGATGGCGATGGGGTTGTGGGCGGTCGAACACGAAATCGCGTTTCTAAATCGAGACGATGCGCCGCTATCTAATCGAATTCGGATGCCGAAGGGATGAAGCCGCACTTTGAAAGCGAATCGGCGACCATCTATTACGGCGATCGTCTGGACGTGTTGCGTTCGATTCCGGATTGCAGCGTCGACTCCGTTGTCACCGATCCGCCTTACGGATTAAGGTTTATGAATAAGCGTTGGGATTGCGACGTTCCACCTGTTGAAGTTTGGCAAGAGTGCTTGCGAGTACTCAAGCCTGGCGGACACTTGCTCGCCTTTGCCGGTACGCGCACCCAGCACCGAATGGCGGTGCGGATCGAGGATGCAGGATTTGAGATCCGCGACATGATCGCTTGGGTCTATGGGTCGGGCTTCCCTAAGTCGCTAGACGTGTCAAAAGCGATCGACAAGGCTGCGGGGGAATTGCGGGAGGTGGTTGGTATTTCTTCAGTGACAGGTGCTCGACAGTCACGAACCATGGACGACGGCAACAAGGGAACGCGACGCACCTACCAGAACGATGAGCCGGTCGTGAACAACATCACAGCTCCCGCCACCGACGCCGCCCGCCAGTGGTCCGGCTGGGGAACCGCCCTCAAACCGTCGCTAGAGCCGATCACCGTAGCCCGCAAGCCGCTTATCGGCACGGTAGCCGAGAATGTGTTGGCGCATGGCACGGGGGCGATCAATGTCGATGGGTGCAGGGTGGGGATTGACGCTTCCGACAATGATTATCGGAAAAATTGCTCCGGCGATCGCGGCCACGAAGGAACAAGGAACAAATCAGAAACGGGATTCACCAGCATCAGAACCGGCGGCGGATCGTCTTCATTTGGCCGATGGCCAGCAAACCTAATACACGACGGCAGCGACGAGGTTTTATCCTGCTTCCCGCAGTCAAACGGCCAGCAGGGCGACGTGACCGGAAGCGAGCCGAGCCACACGGGGACGGCAAACTGCTACGGCGAATATGGGCGAGTCCCGGCAATGAAGCGGGGCGATTCCGGGTCAGCCGCTCGATTCTTTTATTGCTCAAAGGCCAGCAATAAAGACCGAAACGACGGAATGGACGGGGCGGAAGATAAAGTCCTGGCGAGATCAAATCAGGCACAGGCAGAAGCTTCCAGGGGAAGTGCCGTTGATAAGTCCAGCGGGGCGTACAACAAACCTGGAATCCGGAAAAATAATCATCCGACTGTAAAGCCGACGGATCTGATGCGTTATTTATGCCGACTCGTAACTCCCCCTGGCGGCATCGTAATCGATCCGCACATGGGATCGGGATCGACCGGCCGCGGTGCGATTCTCGAAGGGTTTCGGTTTATCGGAATCGACAACGAATTCCCGTATTGTGAAATTGCGATCAGAAGGATTCTTGCTTCGGTCAAGGAAAGGCGGTCGAAGCTGTTTTGATGAACCGCAAGCAAGGTTTAACCAAGAAAAACCAATGACCAATAAATTGAACCAGTCCGACAAAGCCGTCCTGTCGCTGCTCGAAGCCGGAAACGGCGCATTCGTAACTTGCGAATCCGGGCCGGTGGGTCGGGCAAGAGTCGTCGTGAGGTTTCCGAGTGTTGAGCACGCTCAAGCATTCCATCGAGCGTTGATCAAATGCGGCGACGCTGCCAGGACATTGATACAAGACGAGATTCGAGAGCAGGAGAAAGTGTCGATGGCAACTCCGATTGTTTACAGGGTGCAGTCGGAAGACGGCGCAGAATACGACATTCCCTGATCGGAATTACTTGCTAACCTATCACCCCGCCGAATGCGTAAAACGGCAGCCCCGCAACACCCGAACCCCAGGACAGTCCGATGAGCACCCTCGAAATAATCGCCCGCTACCAAGGCGAGCGCATGCGCTGGCCGATCGACGACCCGGAATCTCCGGGAGACTTTACTTTGATCGGTCTGGCGGCCGTCTGCGAACAATCGCGCGAAATCTGCAAATCCGCCGGGATCGACACCGATGAACCGGTCACGATTAAAGGGATCGCAAACGACGAAGAATTGGAGCGAAACGGCTCTTACCGTTTTTTTGGCTCGTTTTCGTATTACACAAATCGCCGGACCGGCGACCGTGAAAAACAATTTCATTTTCGATCGTTCACCCGCCACGTCCCGCACGATCCGGACGGGCTGGCCGACTATCTGACCGCGGCGGGGAAGGGTAACGGGATCGGACACCGAAAGGCGATGGCGTTAGTCAGGGCGTTTGGGTGCGAGTCGGTTCTGTCGAAATGCAAAGACGATATTCGCGCGGTAATGGCAGAGACTGGGATCAAGGAAGAACAGGCGAAAGCGTTTGCCGAACTACTCAGAGCCCGCCAAGCGACCGAGAACTCCACCCTGGAAGTGGAACGGATCTTAGCAAAGAAGAAATTCCCCCGCGCCCTAACCCGCAAGTTGATAAAGACCTGGGGCGCCGAAGCCCCGCAGCGAATTCATGACGACCCATTTTCGTTGATGCAGTTTCGCGGCGTCGGGTTCTTGTTGGCCGATCGCCTCTGGGTCGATTTAGGCAAAGACCCCGCAGCAATTCGCCGACAGTCCGCGTATATCTGGCATGAGGTCCACACGTCGCGGGACGGCCACACGTGGCACGACGTAGAGGCGATCGCCGCGAAACTCCGTCGAGCGATCGGCGCAAAGGCCAGCCCCCGCGACGCCATACTTTTCGGGAAAGAAATCTTCGCGAAATCACCGAAGGAGTTTGGGGCAATTGCGACTGCCAGGAGTGATTCAAGCGGCCGATACGATCCGAAGGGCGGGAAAGTCTGGGTTGCTGACGGAAAAGACGAAGAATCGGAACGGTGGGTCGCTGAATTGGTTTCAGCCGCGGTAACGGAAGTCCGGCCGGTTTACTACTATCGCCAGGACGATCCTCAGCCGACGGCGGCGAAAATACTCGATTCGGCGCGTTGCCAGCGATGTTATCGGCCGCTTACCGCCCCCGAAATTCACGTCCTTCATGGCCGACCGTATGGCCCGACGTGCATCACGCACGTTGACCCGAAAGGGACCGCGGAAATCGTCACCCAAGAAGAATGGAACGAACGAAACGAGATCGGGTCGCAAGAAGTCTCGCCGGCGAAGCTGGTCAGCGTCCCCGAAGTTTCGCTCTGGCCGGACGAATCGGAAATCGAAGGGATAAGCGATCATCAGCGGGAGCAAATCGGCAAGTCGCTGACTGCCAGGGTGGGTTTACTCGGGGGCTCACCGGGGACCGGAAAAACGTACACGATTGCCGCACTAATCAAGGCGATTGCAAAAAGCGGCCGGGTGCCGCTCGACCAAATCGCGATCGGGGCGCCGACCGGGAAAGCCGCCGTCCGATTGACCGAATCCCTGCACGCTTGCGGACTCAGCGTCTACGCTCGGACGTGGCATTCCCTCCTGGGAGTCGCGAAGGCCGGCGACGGCGAATCGGAAGAATGGGGTTTCGTTCACGGGCTCAAACAGCCGTGGAGCTATCGAGTCATAATCGGCGATGAGACTTCGATGGTCCCTGCCGGTTTGATGGCGTCGATTCTCAAAGCCCGGCCGAACGGCTGCCACGCTCTTTTCGTGGGCGACGCAAATCAACTCGCCCCCGTTGGGGTCGGCGCCCCGTTCCGAGATTTCATCGGGGCCGGGCTGGCTTACGGTGAACTCCGCGAAATTAAGCGCAATTCCGGCGGGATTGTCGAAGCCTGCGCCGATATTCGCGACCAGCGACCGTGGGCCGCGAATTACTGCGACCCCGGCCAGAATCTTTGGATCACCGGTGACCGAACACCGGCAAGTCAAATCGCAAGGATTCTATCTTTGATCGAAAGCTGCCCTGGTGATCCGGTTTGGGATTGCCAAGTTTTAACCGCAGTCAACCAGCGGTCGGAGCTATCGCGCGAAGTTTTAAATCATATCCTTCAGGATCGTCTAAACCCGAATCCGCCGGTCGAAGGAACCGACTTTAGAATCGGCGATAAAGTCGTCTGTCTTTCGAACGGCGGATACGATCCGACCGACGACACCGAATCAGAGGGCCAAATCTACGTTGCCAACGGCGAGATCGGCCGGGTTCGTGAAATCATGCCGGGCCGGATGATCGTAACGCTCGAATCCGGCGAGCGAGATAAATCGATCGTCGTTTTACGCGGACCGAAGAATACCGAAGGTGACGCGACCAACGGTTGCCCGTGGGATCTTGCTTACGCGATGAGCGTACACAAGTACCAAGGGAGCGAACAAAAGACGGTTATCGGAGTTTTGGATAACTATTTCGGCGCGAAGATGCTCTGCGATCGGGCGTGGATTTACACGCTAATCAGCCGGGCCAAGCACTTTTGCCAGTTGGTCGGAACAAAGGAAACCGCCGAGTTATTTTGCAAAGTATCGCGAATGCACCTGCGAAAAACGTTTCTTGCCGATCGCATTCGCGAAAAACTCTACTCACACGACGCGGAGGGGTTGTAATGCAAATCTACGCTTTGAACGGCTACCTTTATCCGATCGAGCCGCGGCTAAAACCCGCCCTGGCGGATTACGTTGTGCAATTTCCATATCACGCAAACTGGACCCCAAGACGGGCAGAGGCATTATCGGCGACGATTCGGAGCCCCTGCATCCTGATCGGATTTTCCGACGGGGCCGACGCGGCGGCTAGGATCGCGAAATCGAACCAGAATGTTAAAGCCCTGTTTTTTCACTCTGGATTAGACAGCGGGTTAAAACTCCCCGATTCGGTCGATTTTGTCGCGTATCGAACGACCGGCGATCGTACACCGACCTACCAGCAAACCAAGCGGTTTTACTGGCGGCAGAGAGACGGGGCGATGGTCGAACTTGCTCCCGTTGAGTTTGACAATCCGACCCGATTTGAGCGGACGTTCTTGAATCCGCTTGGCCATCAGTTTCACAACGCGATCCCGCATTTAGTTTCGGCGATCGGGGAGGTCATGAAAAAATGGTCCTAGACTCGAAATTCAAAATTCTGGTTGACCATTTTGGGATTCTTGATCCCGAAGATTGGCAGGCGATCCGGCCGGCGGAAATATCGGCCGTTCCGTCTATCGGTCCATCGACGCTGAATCATCTTCGAGTGATGCTGGCGAACCGAGGGCTAACCCTCCTGGGGGATCGGACCCCCGAACACTGGCAAGCGGAACTTGGACTGAAACGAGGGGCGACGGAGATATCGCAAACCGATAATGCGATCGCTTCGGAGTTTCGAATTTTGATCGACACAAGAGAACAAAATCCGTTCACCTTTGCAGGAATTAAGGCCGACGCCCGCCAGGGTGGAAAACCCATCCTGGTAGCTACAGAGCGGGCTACGCTTGGCGAATCACACGGGGATTACACCGTTCCCGAACTGATCGACTACTGCCACGTCGAGCGGAAAAGCCGCGAGGACGCATGGGGGACGGTACTCGGTTGGGGTGATCGCCGGGAAGCATTTCAGCGGACGCTTGAGTATTTAGCAGAGATCCCGGTTGGGCTCGTCGTCGTTGAAGCGACGTGGGGCGATTGCCTAAATAACATGCCCGAACACGGCACCCGTACAAAATCTAGTAACCAGAAGATTTTCAATCGGCAAGTGTTAGCATGGGGCCAAGATTACGGCGTCCAGTGGCATTTTTTTGACGATAGACGACTGGCCGAAGTCAATACGTTTCGAATCCTCGAACGACAATGGAGGAAGCAAAAAGAAGCACAGAAAAGAGCACAAAAAGAAGCAAGCGAAACCGATTACGAACTATAGACCGAATCCCTCACACAAAAGCCCAAACGATGAAACGAACGTTACAGCCAGGAAAGATTGTCAAGTCACAAGCCCCGCAAGTGGAGCCGGCCGCCGAAGCGAAACCCGAAGCAAAGCCCGAAGCGAATACCAAACCGGCGGCCGTCGGCGTCAATTTCTTAGACGAAATCTACAGCGATCAGAAGTTGATTTTGAGCCTGCAAACGAAGATAGCCGGGTTGGTTGAGCAGATCGAAACCACGAAAACCCAGTTATCAGAGGCAATGACGAAACAGGCCCGATTCCTTCGCTCTCTTCCAGCCGCGGTAATTGCGGCTCACGAAGGCCGAAGCGTCGAGGACGTTCAGCAGGAGATCGACGGCGCGGTGATGGATGGCGCCAGAAGTCGACATCCAGAAGCGGTCATTTATCGCGGTGTAACGATCAGGGGCGAGGGATCGATAATCGGCACGGCGATAGAATCCGGCGAACCCGATGAACTCATCAAGATTGCCATCCCGCCGCCGATCGTCGTTACCGAATCGGAACCTGCCGGCGGGCCAGTTGTCGCCAAACCGGCGGCCGATACCGCGATCGTCAGCAGCACCGAACCCCACCCGGAAGGCTGGAACGAAATTCCGACGCAATCGATTCTAGCCGATGTTCGCGGGTTAGGCCCGAATCGGATTGACTTCATTGTCGAGAAATTTCCGAAGCTTTCCGACCTGCACAACTCGCGAGTTTTGGCCGAGTCGCAAAGCCGATTTTGGTACAACGAATTTCCGAAGGGAACCGGAAAAAACATCGTCGCCCGAATTGCGGAATTGATGGACCAGCTTAAGGCCAAGCAGGATGAACCAGAGGCCGAGACCGCCGATGTTTTGATCGACGAATCGGCCGCGGAATCACCAAAGGCCGATTCCCCGCACGTCCGGCGGGTCAAATCGGTTTACAAGTCGGTTATGTCCGATCCGAGTTTTGAGTCACTTTCCGGCGGCGAAAGTGACCTGCCGTGGGTTGCCGGCTGGGATGCGGCGATCGATGGCTATGATTACACGCAATGTCCCGAGGAATTGGGGATTGCCGAGGTAACGGCATGGATCAAAGGGTGGGCGTGCTGGTATGAGCACGAAAAACCGAAGCTTGAATCGGTCGAAGCGGCCGAGCAAGGCAAGGTTACCGCGGAAGTTACCGACGAAGTTACCGCGGAGGTTACCAAACTGTTATTTGAACCGGTTGCCGAAGCCGATCCTGACCAAGACCTGATCGAACACCGGGCGTTTATCGTTCGGACGATGGGATGGCTTCGCGAAAATCAGGGAGAAATCGGGAAACGTTCGGCAAATGACCCTGCGTGGTGGGATCGTGGTTACGCGGCGTTTGCAAAGAACGAAAGCTTCTACACTTGCCCCGATGCTGAATTGCCGGGCTACGATTTCGAAATCGACGAAATCGACCAAATCGACTGGATCCGCGGGTGGGTTGCCGGGCAGATCGACCAAATCGACTGGATCCGCGGGCGGGTTGCCGGGCAGATGGAGCAAGCGGCTAAGGTCGATGAGGTTACCGATGAGGTTACCACGGAGGTTACCACGGAGGTTACCGACGAATCGCCGATACTGTCTTTTGATCAGAAGAAAGCGACCGCCTACAGCCAAGCGTCAAGCGATTTGTCACCGCGACGGCCGAAGGTCAGCAAAAAAGCCTACACCGACGGGTATTCGGCCGCACTTCGCGGTATCGAGTCGCCCGATCCGGCTCAATACGAGGATAGCGAATCGATCCCGCAGCTAGCGGATTGGTATCGTGGGTGGCTCGACGGTCGCGAGCTTGACGCGGACCTATAACCCGGCCAATCGGAGGTCGGGCTATGGCGAAGTATGAAATCAAAGCGCTCAAGGCCGCGGCCCTGGGCGCTTGGCCAGCGATCGTTGAGCGGGTCGGTGGGATATCCGACGACTACTTGGCGAATCGGCACGGCCCTTGCCCGCGGTGCGGCGGGAATACGCGGTTCCGGGTGTTCGAAGATTTTGACCAGACAGGCGGCGCGGTGTGCTCTCATTGCGGGAAATTCGGCGACGGTATCGCGCTCGTCCAGTGGGCGACCGGCCAGAGCTTTTTACAAACGGTGGAAGCGATCGGGGATTTTCTGGGGGTCGCACCGGCAGGGAAGACTGCCAGGGGTGGTTCAACAAAGACGAAACCGGCCGAGACGGCTGGGAAATTGACGAAGGAACCGAAAAGGGAAGCGACAAAGGAAAAAGAGCCTGATGAAGCCCCGAAAACGGGCCAGGACGAGACGAAAGCCGATCCGATGCGGAATATCCAGTGGGTCGGATGGAATCACCCCCTGGTAGCATTCTGGTGTTTTAGAAAGGGGCTAGCGATTGAATCGCTTCCGGCGGGGTCGAGACTTTGCACCTATCGCAAGCGGTACACCTGCCTTGCGGTTCCGGCGAGGTCGATCGGTGGGGACGTGTGCGCGTGGTTGGTTTATGAGATCGGCGGGGGGCGTCTCCCGCATTTTGAAAAAGGGTCAAAAGAGGTAGCGGAATGGTTAAAAGTGAAAATAATCAAGGTGAAATTCGAAGGTTTGCAAATGTAGACGGATTTGATGAATGGCACGAATTCTCGGGATTAACTTATGTTGAAACCGCTAAAATGGCGGTTCGGAAAGAGCTTGAAAGGCTACGCTCCGACAGGGCGTGCATTTGGTTTTCTAACCTTCGCTTCAAAGGTTTTTCAACTTTCGTCCTTGTTCGCGATTATGACGAATTTGAATATCGCAGTATCAAGGTAACCGTCTCGCTCAAATTCGAGTTTTCTACTCGTCCACCGGAGGCGAACGAATGAATCTCGACATCGACGCCCCGTTTTTAAAGATCGGAAACGCAACGCTCAAACGGGTTGCGAACGACGACTTACTTACCGAATGGGAAGTATGGGAAGGAACCGAGGAAATCGGGGCGATCCACATTGTCGACGGAACGCTGTTGGCCAAGAAGGTTAATTCCTACGGCGACCTGCTTTACATGGTGACAGGATTGTCAGGTTGGCGACGAATCGACCCCGCATTTATGCGTGACCGGATCGTCGGCGGTCTAATCGCAATTTTTGCAGCGAACGGGATTTTGTGGCGTGAAAACCGATCGACGATTGACTCCACTTTTACAGCGGCGATTCAACCTTGAAAACTGAATCGTGATTCATTATTGTAAAATCGGATCGGTGGACTAGCGAGGATCAAGTCGCCCCGTGACCGGGGAAACGCAGGTTCGAATCCTGCCCGATCTATTGCCATTGTTTGGAATTGAAAAATGAACCTGAATGATTACGCGAAAGAATCCCACGAAGCTAACCGGCAATGGTGGGTCGACATTAAGACCGGCCAGCCCATTCAACGAAATAAGGCTGAACAGCCTTGTCTGATCCACAGCGAAATCAGCGAGTGTTTAGAAGGCGTCCGCAAGGATCGGATGGACGACCATTTACCGAATCGAAAAATGGAAGAGGTCGAACTAGCGGACGCTCTGATTAGGATTTTCGACTACGCGGGCGGGCACGGGCTGGACCTGGAAGGGGCATATCGAGAAAAGACGGCCTACAACGCTCGCCGGGCGGATCATCGGCCGGAAAATCGAGCGGCCGACGGTGGCAAAAAGTTTTAATTGATCGCAAAAACGTCAAGAGTAGACGATTTATGAATGTCTCCAAACTAAACCGAGAGAAAGGCCGATTGGCGATCGGCGGGCCGCTTAACGGGCGATGGATCGTATCAGACAAAGATCAAATTCAGGCGACGGTTGCAAGCTTCCCAGAAGTAGAAATCTCTACTGTTTACGAGCTTTTCCGAATTTCAGCCGATGGTCAAATCTTTGAGATTTACGCCCCTTCCGGATTTTCTTTTCTGAAGATAACGGAAGCCCTTTTTTGTAGTTACGCGGAAAAGACCCACAGGCCGCTAGAAGTAGAAGAAATGGCTTCCGCCGGATGGAAGTTTGCTTACTCGGATCAATTTATATCGGCCGAGCACCCACTGGGCGGTAGGCAGTCGATCGTCGAAATGCGAATCCCCCGCCGAGGAATCGATATAGACGCAATCGGTAACTATCTCGCCAAAATGCTAAACGGCGATCAGTAATTCTCAGTTTTGGTTGCATTTTGAAAAACACTTTATCCGGATGGGCTATCGTCCTTGGCGTGCCCAAGTCAACGTTCCGAAATGCGTGGGTTCGGTCCGGCCAGCCGGGGGCGATCCGAACGTCTGGGGTCTGGCTTTCAAAGCAGGAAGCCGCCAGGGTGATGAAATCAATTAACACGAAACGCGGGAGGCCGAAAAAATGCAAGATTGGATCGAAGCGGTAAAAAATATCGGGCTGTTGGTCGCCGCTGCCATCGCGGTAATTTCTATTTTCACCGAAGCGCTAATTGAAAATGAATAGCTTTCTGTCCGTTGGCTTTATTTCGGCCGCATTGCTTGCCGTCGCCGAACTCCCCTCGTCCACCCCGTGGGTCACCCCGGATTACTTCGCTCGTCCTGGTGAATTGCAATACCGGTCCGAGCCGAAGCCGAATAACTGGTGGATGACCCCGTGTCAATTTTCAAACGACCCGGAATTTCGTGAAATCGTCTCCGGCCGATACGATGGCGCGAACGCCGACGACCCGCGGATAGGCGACCGGGCGAGGCTTTACAAAGGGCCGGACGGCTATTATCGGTACTGCCGGGCTAAGGAATCTGACCGGGTTAAGTTTACGACTCGACACCATTATTACTGGAAAGCTGGCAGGCCCGGCGCCCCGTCGCTTTCACAACTGGCGTTAGGGGCAGTCTCCCAGGTGGTTGCATCACATGAAGACCGGTTGGCGATAATCCAATACCGCGGCAAACGCGACGCGATTCTGAACAAAGACGCGGCGGAAATTTGGAACGCTAAGAAATAACCGCGAACCCGCCCTTGGACCTAGACCGGATCGACTCCCAAATCGCGATATCTTGCAAATTTGCCGCCCTGACGGCTTCGCGATCCTCATCAGTGAATTCGACCGGATCGCTTGCGTTAATCCGTTGAATCACACCCTGGTAGCCCGCTGATCGGATTAGCGAGTCCGCAGAAGTGAAGACGTACCGATACTTCGATTCGGCAAAGTTTTTCGCGTAATAGTTCGAAAATTCTCCGATATTCTCACAGCACCAGCCGATCGACTTTGATTTGCACAACAAATGCCAAGTTTCTTGGCGGTGCATCCGGCAGAATTGATAGAGCGACAAAACACGTTCGACCGGATCGCGTAAGACAGTCATCGGCGACAGTTTCGGATTGGCCCAGTTTCGAAGGGTGATCGCACGGTGGCCGCAAACGAGATCAAACCCGCGGCGTTGAGATTCCGGCATCGAGGCGAATTCCCGGATCGATCGGTTCGGGTTTCGCGGGTCGATTTGGAAATGATTCGGGAATAGCTCCCGGAGGTGATGACAGACGGTTAATCCGCCGGTTTTGTGCAAGTGATTAAACAAAATCACCGGATTCTCTCCTTGCGTAAAGTCTCATCCGACTCAATCTTTCGTCGTGCGGGCACAACGCTAGGTGAACCACTTTTGCCGATGGTTCGTCCTGCTTGAACGTTTTCCAATACCACTGGGTGTTGAATTCCGCCGGAAGATCGCGAACGCAAGAAAAGTGAATCGCCCGGTATTCGACCCAAAATTGCTCTGAAGTGTGGTCGGTGCCGATCAGGATCGGTGGAGGATCCCAAATCCCTGAATCTCGCTGGTCCCAAATTACGATCCCGCTGTTGTAGCATCTGCTTGGTTCGGGCTTAATAATTTGCTGCTCGCCCATTTTGGACGTTTGCCTTATCGCCCATTCCTGGTGGCCCGGCAGGAGCTTATTCGTGTCCGGGTGCATCCAAGCCGCACCCGGTTCGAATTGCTCGAACAAGTTACCGACGTTTGACCGCAGCCAAATATCGGTATCGAGAAAAACGGCCCGATCATACTTCCTGGCGATCGCACCGACTCGAAATTTATTGGCAAGCGGATAATCCGGGCACCGATCGTCGTTAATTCCGATGAAATCGGCCCCGATGAATTCGGCGTACTGCCGAAACCGTGGCCAAGTGATTTTAGATAGGTCGATCGCCTTTTGGCCGGTGGCGACGGAGACGACTGCCAGGGGGTGATTCGGTTCGGCCGGCGGGTCAAGGCTGAACGCGATCGGGACGGTATCGGGTGTCTGTTTTTTGGTCGGGTGGCAAACCGGGCACCGTTCTAGCCCCTTTTCGCTGAACACACTGGACCCGCATTGATCGCAGTTCCACCGCACCCGCAGCCATCGACCAGCCGGACATCGAGCCGTCGGGATTTCGATTCCGACGTGAATTAAACACGGCCGATCGGGTTGAATCGCTTTCAATTCCATGCAAACGCCGCCGGAATTGCTTGGGCAACGATCGCAGATGGATTCGCGGTTGATTTGATACGCGATCGGGCCGGGCTCGCACTTGTGGCGATAATTCGGGTAAGCCTCGCGATAGGCCCCGCAGTCCGGACAGTGAAAATCAATTCGGGCTTTCGCCGGCGCCGCCTTCGCGATTTTTTTTCCGCCAGTTTCCTCGATCGCCGGCCGCCGAGTCGTAACACCCCTGGCAGCCCCGCCAATCTGAACCAGTTCCGGCGACTCCAATTTCCTAGCCGAGCACCCCATCAGGTCACCTCGCACGGGCACGGACGGCCGCCGGTAATCGTCCCGGTGATCGTCCAGGTAAATACCACGCCGCCGACCGTCGTCGTCCCGGATCCGGTGATTTCGTTGCAGTCTGTTAGGATCGCGTCGAGAACGGCGGCCGAAAACGGCCCGTCAGGCATCACAAAATCTAGGCTGATTTGCAGGTTCGGGTCACAGTCTGACGTGCCGAGCGTAACTCGGGCGCGACCGTGGGGCGGATTCGACGGGGCGCAAGTCTGTGACGTGTCCTCGACATCGACCATCAGGCCATTATCCCGCGGGCACAAAACGCCATCGACAAGCTGGCAGATACCGAAATGCTTACTTAACCCCGTTCCGTGCTTGCGGATTTCCGCGGTGTCGGTCGTTCCCCCGCAAAATACGTTACTATCGGCCGTAATTTCGATCAGCAGTTCGGTTAATTGGGTGGGGCCGCCGACTTCGTATAGTTCACCGAATTGTGGATCCTCTTCGGCAGTTTCGCAAAAATCCTTTGACAACGGCCAATAGCAATCGCAAACGCAATGGGGAGGACAGCAACATCCCGAATTATCCTCTTCGCACGACTCAAAGCCGAACGTCGCCCCCAGGGTGGTTGCTTCGTCGATTTCGACCACGATTGAGACTTCGCCAAGAACGTAAGCTTCGCAATAGATATCGGCGCAGTCCGCAGCTAGCGAAACCGAGTATTCCGTCTCTGATTTGGTCCCAAAGTTGACCGAGCCGCCATCGTCCGGCGGGGTGTTCGGATCGGTCGATCCGTCCGCAGGGTTCACGGCCGGGGAGTTGTCGGTTAGCGTCCACGGATTATCAAACGTCACCGATACTGAGTATTCCTTGGCCGGATCCCATCGGGGCGGGATTATCTCGATTTCGACATCGAGCCCTTCGCCGGGACAATATAAGCCGGCCGGTCCGGTGGTGTCGATCGACGCAAGTAGTCGATAACCGCTGGCCGATTCCGAAACCTGCCAAACCTTCCCTTGGTAGTACACCGGCGCGTCGACCGCCGGCAGGACCAAATAACAGCACGGCTCGCAGTCCGGCCCGTCGCAGCACCGCGGGAAGTCCGGGCACCGCTCTATTTCGATTTCGAGCGACCATTCGGGATCGTCTAGTCCGATCGTCAGGTAGGCCAAAAACAACGGCGAATCAAGCCAGCATTTTGAAAACGCAAGGGTGGCGGAGAATTCCTGATCCGTGATCTCGACCCAATCGATCAGGCCGCGGTCGAAAACTTTGGTCGCTTCCGGCGATTCCGATACATGGCCCCAGGCCGCGCCGTAAAAAGCGAATCCGCCGGTCGGTTCGTCGCCAGGAGGGGTTACGCCAAACGCAACGGTGATCGATTCGCCATCGCACACGATCCGCTGAAACTTGCTCGGAACGGTGATTTTGATAGAGATTTCGGTTTCGCCGACGATTTCCGTTCCGGTCAAATCGCCCGAATCATCGAACGTCCCCCAATTGATCCGAATACAGCACGACGGACACGCCGGCGGGGGCGGATAGTAATAGCAGCAGCAATCGGGATCGGTGGTGAGTGAATCGCCACCGATCAAAAGAGGTAGCCCGCCGAGGGTGATAAGCGGCATAAAATCACGCCGGGGCGATGATCCGGATCGCGGTTACCCGAACATTCGTACTGGCGGCCGACGCCTTTAGCTCGATCAAATCGGGGTCGACGTGGGGAAGGACCATCGCCGGATCGTTGGGACGTAATGACCCCATAACCGCGGTAAACGTTCCTGAAATATCGCGTCCGACTTCAACCGTCGCGGTCGTCGATAAATTTTTGATGATGAGCATACAAGGATCGGCAACGGCTCCGGTATCAATCGTCGCTTCGGTCGTTCCGACGACGTTCACCACTTCCGCGGCTACGTCGCTCGTACTGTTGACCGACGCCGATTCCGGCTGAATCGTCCCGGTTTTGACCAAATTGTTCGACGTGACTTGGATTTGCAAACTGGTATTGATCGCGACGGCCATTTCTTTCCCTTATGGTTCGGTTGGCGGACATTCGGCAAGTTCGATTGTAGCGGGCGAAGCGGAATTATACCCGCAAACTAGAATCGTTGACCGGGTAAATGCCAAGTAGCCGGGGGCGGCCGGGTTGTTTTCTGGATTGCTGCACGGCGACTGGACCGGCGAACCGGCAACGCTTGGATCTGCTGGCGGAGACGCCGGCGGGCTCGACACGCACCCGGACGCGCAAGGAGTCGTCAACACCCAAGAGGAAGTGGCAGGATTCCAGGTGTATTCCGCGTAGCCCTCGCACGCCGGGACGGGCGGGACAAGGTAGGCATTTGTTACTACGTCAATGCTTTGCAAAGTGGGTTCCGTCGTTCCGAGTTCCGGTTCCGACCCGCACGGGAACGCCAGTATAGACTGCCGGACGTAGTTAATCGCACACCCCGTATCGTCGTAAGCCACCGCCGAAACAAAATCGATTTCTTCGGGCTCGCCGAGCATCGCCGAACGGGTAGCGTGGGCGACATAGACCCCGGAATGCGGATCCAAATCGGCGTAGACCTCGCAAGGCTCGCAAGGCTCCCCCAGGGGGTAGACCACCACGACCGGATCGCCACAGCTTTCGGGATCTTCCCCGTACCAGTAATCCAGAATTTCCGGGGTTCCGCCCGTGTATTGAAACAAAATCATCCGGGCACGCCGCCGGGCCGCGTCGCGAATTTCCCACCGCGGGGTCGGTGTATTGGTGTAATCACAATCGACGATTTCCTCGCCGGATTCATCGACCGGCGGCCGGCAGGCATCGGTCACAAGCTGCAGAATGACCGGCGAATTGCAAATACCGTCAATTTTCCAAGGGTTTTGGAATTCAATCTTCCGCAGTTCATCGATTCCCGGCGGTTCGAGGACGTGGGGGAATGTCGACCGAACCTTGACAAATTCGGCCGATCCGGTGCCGTCGTTTCCCGTCAACGATTCGTCTAGTGTCGCTTCGATCTCGAACCCGTCAAGTTTCTGGGCGAACGCATCGTAAACCCACCCTGGCAGTCCGCTCTCATCTCCCAAATCGACCGAACACTGATAATGGCAAAGTATCTGATCGCATTCCTTGAGCGGCGGCAGGCAATCAAGCGAAATCACCCGCAGCAAAATCGGCCGGCGGTCTGATCCGAAATAAGGGCCATCGGCGACCACGATTTGAGCTTCTGCCCATCCGTCGTCGTCTTCCTCAAACGTAAGCCGAAAAACTGCCGAATCGGTCGGATGGACGTAAACCTCGGGATCCTGACAGAGTGACGTGATCGGATAGAAATTCGGCGGCAAGCTTTGGATATGCGTCGATACCGCGTCAGGATCGTCGGTGCCGGCGACTCGATAAGAGACGTAATCGTCCCGGCCGGTCAACTGCCAAGGGTGGATTCCGGGAAGTGAAGCGGCATAAGAGCGGTTGTTCCAGGCCGCGTAAGTTTCGGCCAAATAGACGCATGACAAGCGGAATTTTTCGGCCGCGGCGGCATCTACCACGATATCCGGGGTGCCGGATACCCTTTCTCGGAAATGCCTGACAAACCAGGGGGAGTGAATTGTCGGTCGTAGGGGTCCATTTCCGAACGCGAACGAATGCGAGTAGGGATATCGTTCCTTGCATTCGTTGGAGTGATCGACGGCGGCCCGGCCGATAAATCGAACCGACGCTGGGTGAACGTTGGCGGGCAAGTCTCCGCCCATCCAAGGGGCCATTAACGCGACATTGGGGTTAAATCCTTGCGGGGAATCGAACCAGCAGACAAGGCCATTAGAGGCAAACCGGGGGACTACTCGATAGCCGATCGAGAGAGCAATCGTTTCCATTGCTACCGAGTAGCCAAGCCCCGGATTATCGAAGGTTTCGCGATCAGGAACGCCGGCCGACGCTGGCGGCTGTTGAAAATTGGCCGGCGGAAATGCCGGGTTGCTGATCCGGTTGACAATTTGAGCCCAAGTCTCTCCCTGGGTGCTTTGTGTCAAAATCGCGTCACGAATCACCGAATAACGGATATCGACGAGCGGCAAAAGCCAAAGGTTATTGCCGCTCGTCGCGTCAAGCCGAACCGGCGGAAGCGCGAACATCGGCCAAGCAAACACCCCTTGGTAGTTCAGTTCCAAAATCCCGGAAGTATTCGACAGGCCCCACGACAGCGGGATATACGATAAATCGCCCGCGTAACCCCATAATTGACCGGCAATCGCGGCCATCTGCTCACGCCCGAAAACGAATAATCCCCGGCCGTATCGGGTCGCACCCGTCGGGATTATCACCTCATTAAGCCGCGGGGCCGGGATATCGGGATATGGCAAGTGGAACCGGGCAGAATTGGTTCCCGAAAACGGGTCCGCGGTGAGTTCAAACGTCAGGCGATCGTGCGCCGCCGGCCATCGACTTTCCGGCCATCGTTGAGCGGTGAATCGCTCTAGCGTCTTGCTAACGTCCAGGACGGCCGGTTGGCCGCAAAAGTACACGCCCGACATCAGCTTACGTCCCAATCGAAAGCGGTAGAGACGACAATTTTCATCGCGACGGCATTTGCCTTGCCGATTATTACGTCGGCCGGCGCGTCAGAATTGAGCGGTGAAAGCTGGTCACGCAATAGCGGCTGATCGCCGTCGCGGGGTTCCCACCCGTCATCAAAACCGAAAAAAGCCTTCAAGATTGCGGTTTTCCACTGATATATCCCCCAGGTGCTGTCATCATCGCCGGTTAATCGCTGGCCGTACTGCCGGGGGCGGTCAAGGTTGACGATTACGATCGGTGTAATAATTACCGAACCATCCTCGGTAATCGTCGCCGATCCGGCGCCGGCAAACATTTGACCGACGAAACTCCCGGCCCCCGGTGAGACGGTGACCGCGTACCGGCCGCCAGGGAGAGTTACGGGAATCGCCTGATCGGATAAGAAACAGTTCTGGTCGTTAAGCCGCTCGATTTTGTCGCGCAGTCTGGCAACGATTGATCGCAGGATTTTTTCTTGCGTCGTCCGGCTGCGCAGTTCGGGGTCGATCGTCATTGAAGCCCTTGAACCTGTTCGCTTGATAGATCAAGCCAGTTATCTTGCGGGGTTAATCGGTCGATTTGACTGACCGCGCCTTTCAATTTTGCGAAATTCGATACCCCAGTCTCAAGTAAATAAACGTACTCTGACACCACTGAAAACCGACGACCGCTTCCATCGGCAAGTAGTTCAGGATTTTTAATAGTGTATGAAAAGCTTTCGAGCACTTCCCGCGACATATTTTGGTCGATCGCTTCCTCGACAAGCAGGGGGACCGCGGGCATTCTTCCGTCCCTCGTCGAAGTGACCGTGAAAACGCGACGGCTTACCCTGCCGTGAAGCTTTGCAAGCAGGCTCTTATTCCCCTGGGTGTCCGCTAGCGGCATCTGAGCCCACCCGGTTTTGGTTTCGTGCCGCTGGACGAGTTCGACGAATTGATACGGGAAATCGTAGATATTGTCCCGCGGATTATTTTCGTATTTAGGGCGAAGGTAGGTTTCGTCTGTCGGTAGCGGGTCAGGAACGTTCTCAATTTCCGACTGATCGGGATAATTCGCGGGCTTTACTTCGGGTCGGGTCGGCGGCGAAATGTAGCCCGGCAAAACGCCTTGTGGAAATCCGTGCCAAATTGAGCAAGGTGATTGCAAATAGCAGGCAAACGTACCAGCGGGGCCCGGCGAATCAAACGGCAGGGGAACGGGCCATACGCGGGGGTCGTAGCCTTCGATTTCATACTCGCTTGTCCCGGTCAAAGTCGTAAGCGGCTGGCCCATCCGTTCTAACCGAAGGGCAAGCGCTCTGGCGGTAACAAGATCGTCGGTGTATTGGGCCTGAATCCGAAGCTCGATCGACGGTTCGTTAAGGACATTCACGACCGAAGCGCTTTTTAAAATCGTTTTTTGGGTTTGCTTTTTGCCACCCACCCAAACCGGAACCAGTCCGTTAATCCGATCCGTCGCCACCTTTCCGGCGCTGGCGATCAACTGCGTTTTATCCACCCCTGGCGGCCCCGTCAGCCTAACCGATATCTCTCCGCTCAAAATCAGGCCGTTCCCCGTTGCGGTTTCGGCGTGGTGTGCCGACCAACTAACCGCCGGCCAAGGCGGCGCGGCGTGGGCTTGGCGATCTTCGATTTGATACTTGAGGACAAGTCCGGTCGGATCGTCGGTAAATTTCTGCCGTACCCGTTTGTATCCTGCCAAGAGAGGTGGAACTACCAGGAACCGCATCAGGTGGGGCCAGTGGGCATGATTCACGACTCGGAGTGTCCCGGATATCGTCCGGGTTGTGATCCAGTTTTCATCCTTGCTTTCGTCTAGGCTCCACCGGTTGCTGAGAACCCGATTGTCGCCGGCAACGGGGCCGAACCCGACCGGCGGTAGGTCGTAATTTCCAAGGCACAATCGGCGGGTAACTTCGATCTCAAAAATCACCCGGATTGATCGGCCGCCGATTATCTTCTCGACCCGGACCGACCGTGGCTTGGGGCCGTTATCTACGTCAATCACTGACGAACGGGCCACGGTGCTTGTAATCTGAGTTGATAGCGGGTGGGCTGGCATCGCTCCATCCGGTATCCCAGTTGCGACCAGGAGGGAACCGTCAACGCCAGAACCCGCCGGACCGGCTTCATTCGTTACCCCGCCGTCAACCAAAAGCCAAAAATCCTTGCGGGGCTCGTAGAGACGGGAGTTGATATCGACCATTCGCTCGACCGCCGACAGTCCGGCAGGGGTCTCGATACCGAATTGCGGCGCGGCGTGAATTGCTACCAGGGTGGATGCTACACGGATCGTAAATTTCGAGCCGATAACGTCGGTGCCGCTTTCGTCAAACTGAACCGATTGCTCAAACGACTGGGTTTCGCAATCTCGAAGGGTGACGCCGTTGTAAATTATCGTGGTGGACATTACTTAAATAGCTCCTTGGGCCCGCCAAATTCTGGCCGCTTCCCGTCAAGCTTTCCGTCAGAAACGTCGGCCAGAAATGATGACCAGGGCGTAAGCGATTGGTCCGCGTCGTCCTGGCCGAAAATCCATTCGCGAATATCTTTCAGCCCTTCCGCGATTGTCTCCGTCAACCCGATTACCTTGTTGGCATAATTCACGGCCGAAGTGAACGCCGATAAAGTCTGAGCGAACCCGGCGCTGATTTCATTTGAGACTTCCGAAATTCCGTCCCGCAATTCGGATTGTTCTTTAAGCAAGCCTTGTAGCGGCCCCGACATTGTTTCGGCACGACGAACGCCCCGCTGTATCTCGTCGGCGTCAAATTGAGCGTAGGCCGCGGCCAATCCTCCCTCGTATTCACTGAGCCCGCGATTGAGGGCGAGAACCCCGGTATTCATCAGTTCCAGGCCACGAACCAGTCCGGTAACTGCCGTCGCCGCCTTGATCGCCACGCCGGCGAAATCACTCACCGACGAAACCGCGGAAGAAAATGCCGCACCGATCCCGCTTCCCGGCTGATTTGGCGGCGGCTGGCCGGGTGCCGATCCAGGCGGGGCCGGTGGTGGTGGCGGCGGTGGACCCGCGGCCGATCCCGACGGCTGGGCCGAATTGCTTCCCGACGGAGCCGAAACCCCTCCTGGCTGCGTCGCCGAAGTCAAAATCCGGTTGAACCGTGCCGAAAATCGACGCTGGTAAAGCTCGTCAGGAACCGCACCGGCCGGCGCGTCTGCTAGTTCGTCGTCGCTGATTTCCTCTCCGGCTTGAATCCGTTCAAGAAACGATTGCCGCATCGACTCGATATCGGAGGTGGGCTCGCTGGCGCCTTCCTTTTCGCCGAGCAATCGCGGGAGCCCGGAAATAAACCGGATCCCGCTTCCGATCATTCCACGGCCGCCGGAAGTGATCGCCGCGCCGGCAATCCCGCGAAGTAATGCGCCGATGACCGGAATCACTTACTCACCTGGGATAACGTGAATTGATATTGGTCGTAAGCGTATTTCGCCTCATCCGGCGATTCGCAAACGTTATTGAACCACGATGGGGTCAGTGTACCAAAATAAGAGGCAACGCCGGAGCGAACCACCGCAGATTGACGGACTTCTTCCCGCCGGCGATTCAACCAGAGGCCGAAGAATCGTTCGTAATCGGTTCGTTCGACGCTGGCGAGGTCGATTCCGTAGAGGGAGGCGAGGTCGGCGAAGTATCGGTACTTTTTTTTAGCTTCAGGCAATAAGCATCGAACCCCAGCATCAATTCGAGCAGTTCCGAAATCGTTAAGCCGCAGCCGGATTCGGAAAGAGAATTGACACGAAAGACGGTCTGAGCCGTTTTCGCGACAACTGCCAGGGCAAGTTCGTCACCCTTAGCGGCGTCGAATAGGTGCCGTTCCGTGAATTCTGGGTGATCGCGAAGGGCCATTGCGACCGCGATTGGATCGGCGGCGCGGACTCGCTCGCCATCGTAAAAACGAAAGATTGACCGGCGACGATTCCACAACCATCGACGAATAAAACCGAACATGACTCAACCCTTGGTGGGCGTTACTGGAGGGCTCCATTTAGCCACCCCGGAACCAAAGACGAATCGCGATTATAGACTACCCCGACGTTATTTGCATTTGTCAAAGCGTAATAATGCCCGACCGGGATACGGTGGGCCTCAAAACTGAACGAAAGGACGGAAAATTTCGTCCCCTGCCCGCATTCGACCGGATCGCCGACCACGCAACACGGGAAATTTCGGAAAAACCAGTCCTTGCCGGCGTCGGATTCGCCAAACGGGATCGGGTTCGACTTGCTTGGGGCAATCACGATCCGAAATGACCGATCCCGCAACAGCAATGAACCGATTTCGGCATCGGTAATCCGACCCTCGACTGCGTTGACGTTGTGAGATTCAATCAGGCGTTTCACGGCCGGATCCCACCGGCTGAGCGAAAATTGACCGCGGACAATCATGCCGAGTTGCTGTTTTTCGATCGGCGGCCCTTGCGGCCCCCCGTGAGAATCGCCGGGCACGTCATGGGTAAATTTCTGGACGCTGAGCCGGGTTTCGTCCATTTGCTCGCCGATCTTAACGAGCGTCGAGTAATTGTTACCGGGAAATCCGATATACAGCTTCGACGCCCCGGCGACCTGAATGTATTCCGGCATTATCGGCCCCTTGGAAGTCTGCTATCTGGTACGGGAAAATATCGGCCCATTCGGACCGTCAAATCGTTGCGGTTTTCCAGGTCAACGACGGAAGGGCCGCCGATATCAATTACACTTGCGTCAATTACCGACGGCAGACCAAAAACGTTTTCTCCCCGCATGAGGGCTTGAATCGCATCGCGGGAATTCTTGGTCAGCCGGTCGATCATGTCACCATCGGCGGCTTCGGGGCGACGCTGATAAAGTGCCGCCATCGCCAAGCCGCAGACGATTCGCTTCAGGTGTGACAACGCGCCGCCGGTCAATCCCGAAAGCTGACCGACGGTGTATCGGCCGCCGGCCAACAAGGCCGCCTCGACCTCCCCGGAGGCATCTTCGAGGGCCACCGCTACTTTGGTCGACGTGGCGACCAAATCGCGATCTTGCGTCGCTCGATCGTCGGTCGCTAGGTCTCCGACCAAATCAACGTCGTATCTGTCGATCAGGTCTTGGCCGGTTGCGTATGCCATTGCTGCCAGGGAGGGTTACGGGTCGGGGGACGATCAGGTAATTACGTCTTTGAAGACGAATCCCGAAGCCGAAGCGGTGATTACCGCGTCGAAATCGTCAACGACGTGGCCTTCAAGCCGGCGGTGCTTCTCGTCCTTGAACTCTTCGACGGTCATTTCCTCGTACATGAAGAGGCAGCACGTCGAAAAATTCGGCCCGTTTCCGGCCGGCGCGACGAGCGAACCGGGGCGAGCCATCAGATAGGCACGTCCGGGAGTCGCGACGAAGCTTCGGGTCGCGGACGACGCCCCACGTCGGGAAGTCACCTTGACCGTATCTTCGACGACCACCGGGTAGCCGTAGAGTTCATCCGGCAGGCCGTATTGACTCCACCGGCCGGCCTGTCCTTTAACCTGCGAGTAGGCTTCTGGCGACCCCTTAATATGATCGACAATTTCCTGACACTCGCTGATCCGGTGAGCCGTTTCAACGTCCAGGACGAGCCGCAAATCGGGTTTGCGAACGACTGAAAGCGTCGATTTGAGGATCACTTCGGCCGCGTAATTCAGCGACCGCTTGATGTCTTGCCGCGCGACGGTGGAAGCGTCCCACGGGCCGGTGTTGCCCGAAATATCGTCGACGGCGATTACATGGCTCGATTCCCAGTTCGAATCGTTCCCCAAAATCGCGTGGACGCGGGCCGTCCTGGCCGTCATGGCCTGTTGGGCCTTGATCGATTTGTGCGTCTCGCTGATCGCCCAATCGGCCTGCTCGACCGACTTGTTCCCAAGCTTGTACGGGTAGTCATACCGCTTGGTGAAGTAATCGAGGTAACCGAAGCTCTCGGTCCCGTCGTTATTTTGCGGCCGATCGGCACCGTCGGGCCAAACGAATTCCGCCAAATCGGTACTGAGAATCCGACCGGCTTCCTCGGTCGTGACCTTCAGGTAAAACCCGCGATCTTTCGAAACGGGCTTAAGCTGAATGTAGCTGTTCAGCGGGAATTGATCCGGGTTTCGGCTGAAACCGATCACCAATCCGCCAGTTGCCTCATGGTCGGGGACGTAAGTGTTCGATTGTCCCGGACGCACAAAAGTAGTGGTCATCTTGCGTTATCCTCTTTGTGGCTCGGGAGCCCGAAGCCTTACCTACGGGTTAAATAATGCCGCGGGAGACGAGCCCCCGCGGCTACGGAAGTTCAAAAAATCAGGCGAGGACCGGCGTGGTCGCGGCGCCCGTTGCAACGTTGAGCCTTTCAACGACGACCCACTCGGCGCCGTCCCAAACGAGCCGAACTTGGTCGCCGACGTTGGAGAACGTGATCGTGGTCCCGTCCTTCAGGTTCGTTGGGGTCAAGGTGCCGTCTCCGCCGTCGACTACCAGGGTGATGACCTTTTGCTGGCCAACACTGGTTCCGTCGGCCAGGGTGCCGGCATTCGCGCCCGTGGTCGTCCAGTTCGTCGAGAACGAAGTGATGTTGATTGCGCCCGCACCAGAAAGAGACTGGACGCCGGCGGTAAGGACACCGTCGAGACCGTCACCGGTTACGACGCCGGCCATCACGGTTACCTTGCAGTTCTGATCGACAACGCAAGCCGCATCGGCGATTGCCGAATAGGCTTCGCCAACGCCGGCGACGACGGCTTTTCCGTTGGCATCGGGCTTGAGCTTGTCCCCGGCGGCAATCGTTCCACCCGCCACGACTTCGCAGGGCATCCCCTCGGTATAAACCAAGCAGGATTCGCCGGCCAAAGCCGCTTGAGCGGTGACGCCCGGCAGGGGAGCGTATCGCGTCCCTTCGTAGGAAACGCCGACGGACAAATCACCGGCGACGGCTTGAAGGATCCCCATATCGGTAGCGGTGTCCCGCTTGACGAATCGCGAGGGGAGGATCGTGCCCCGCGCGATGTAACTTCGTTGGCTATTGCCCGACATTTTCTATGCCTCGGTCTATTGCTGCGTGGGTAGGAAAACGCCCTTTCCGGGCACAAAAAATCAGTGGCCGCCCATTTCTTCTTGGGCGAGCTTCTTGGCTTCGCTGTGGGTCAGCTTCCGGCCGGCCGCCAAGGCTTGCGTGTAGACCTCGACGGTCCGCGCCGCCAAATTGGCCTCATATCGCTCGGTTTCGACCGGCCGCGACCGCTCGGGAAACACACCCTGGGGGATCATTCCCGTCGCGACGGGGGCCTTCGCGGCGTAGTGTTCGAGTTCTTCCAGGTGGGATGCGAATTGGTCGTCATCCATTTGGGAACCGGCTGAATAGAGGCACTTCGAGAATTCCCGGTCGGGCTCGACGAAATGCGGGTATTGGTTGGCCAATTCGTTGATCGACGCCCGGCGGTTGGCGTCGGCCTCTCGCATCCGGACCTCGGCGAACCCGCGACGAAGGGCGGCGTGTTCTTCGAGCAATTCCCGGTGGCTCGACTCAAGCGCCGAATATCGCTCGGAAAGTTCCTCGTTCTGGTCGATGATCGCTTGGTACTGTTCGCGACTCATTTCGTCTTCCCCCTCGGCGGCGCCGAATCGGTTGGTCATGTACTGTTGATTTTGCTGGGGCATTCCCATCCCGCCGTAGGGCATCATGGAGCCGGCCCCGTACTTCGGCCCACAAGCGAACTTGTCCGATTCATCGGGCTTTCCGCCCATTCCCGGCGGCTGGCCCATCCCTGGCGGCTGACTCGCGGTTGGCTGGCCCATTGCGGAAGTGGCCGGCGGCGGCTGGGCTCCCCCAACTGCGCCGGCGCCCACCGGCGCGGCTGACCCTCCCATACCGCCGCCGGCTGGCTCCATTTCCCCGCTCTGCATCATTTGGCTGAGGAATTGAAATTGCGGCGTGCTTTGGATCGCTTCAAGAATTTGGGTAATGTCTTCGGGGGCTAGCATTTTCGCCTTCTCCGGCTGCGTGGGTGGGGTTCCGGTCGCGTACTCGTCGCGGTCGTCGTCGTCGGTTTCGCCCGGTATGTAGGTGTTTCCGCCGGGGAGGGCGGCGACGGCTTCGTAGATTTCCCGGTGGCCTTCGGCTGCGTCGAATCCGTACTGAACCGGAAGCGGTAACCTGGGGGCTTCCGAAAGGGCGGCGATCGGGTCGATATACGAACGACCATTTGCCCGCAGGGTCAAAACCTCGACGGACCGGCGGGGGCGATCGCGGAAAGTGTGCGACTCGTCTCGGCGGCGGTGCTCGTCACCGAATAACGCAAACCGGGGGCTGACCCGGCCGATCATGCCGATTCGGAACGGGCCGGCGAATCCGATCGTCCTTGGCGGGATCGGGTCGCGCTTCCCGCTCGGGAGGGTGTGCTTATCGACGATCGCGCTGTATGCGTCGGTGTCGGCGATTCGCAGGTTGTTTTCGCGGACGATCGACTTAATCCGCTCGATATCGTTTTTCTTGACGATTTCGGCCCCGGTTTCGGGGTCGCGGGTCGCGGTTTCGTGCTCATGCCACAGGCAGACGTTCCGCCGACATTCAAACTGTTCCGGCGGGAAAACTGCCTGAGCCCGTTCGGTTTCGGGGTCGCCAAAACTTGCGTCACAAGCCTCCCAAACGACTTGGTTTCGCTGTGCTGGATCCGGGAAGATCGCCATCAGTTCCCGATGCGCGCGGACCGTGTAATCTTCGCGGGATTCACCCGGAAGCGGTCGCGGCGCGGAAACTGGGAGTCGTGCGATCATTTGGTCCATAAACGAAAAAAGCCGGCGGGCTGCAGGATTTCTCCCGCGGCCCACCGGCTCCGTTTTTCGGTTGCCTAGTGGCTGTTTGGTGGTGGTCTAGTGGTTGGTACTATAACGACTTTTTATCAATGTCGCCAAGTATTTGAGTTTTTTCAGTTGCGATTTTCGACAATCGGATTTTCCCGTGCTGGACTTGGAGTTCAAGCCGCGCGGAGAAAAACTCGTCAATTTCGAGTTGTGCCCGGATCGTCTTGGCGAATTCGGTCAAGACACTGAAAATCAACGATTCGTTTTCATCTTTCGCCATAGCTCGATTGTCGGTCGCCTGATCGCCTGAGTCAATCGAGGACGAAACGACCCGCCGGGCAAACCCACCCTGGCGGAATATCGATCGGTGATCGCAAATCGACCGGCGGAGAACGGAACGAAATCATCATCCTGTTGTCGTTCCTCCCGTTCCTCTTCCCATTCGGACGGGGTTCCCATTCGTTCGTAATCCGATCGGTCCCATGCCGCGTCGATAACTTCCGGCGAATCCTTGGCCAGTTTTTCGGGGATCCCGTCGCGTAGAAGTGCAAACAAAGCCCCTTCGACATCACCGCCAGCCCCTTTCATTTTCGGGGCCAAGATATGCGGATATTGCCGCTGTGCAAACTCGGCCATTTGGTCGAATCGGGAGATTTTGTCGTAATCACGGGCCGCCTTTACTTGGTTAATAAAAGCCCCGGCATTTCGGCCGTAACCCGCAAACGCCATGATTTCACGGATCGCCGACAATCGATCCTGAGCGTCGGAATTCATCTCTGAGAACGTTCGATCGACGATTTTTCGAAACTCCCGAACGTCGGTTGGGTGGTCGCCGATTTTCTCGACGATCGCCTTTTCCAGCTTCGTTACGGGAACGAATTTCTTTCCGCCGGTCGCCTTGGCCTTTTTGCGGGCCGCCTTGGCCTTTTCTTGGCTGTTGTCGGTGCGATATTCGCCGGTTTCCTTGATTCGCTTGACGCTGCCAGGGAGGAATACGGGTCGGGCTTCGTCGCCTTCGCCGACAGTGATAAATCGGCCCCGATCGCCGTAGGTGCCGGTTACGGTCTTGGGCTTCTTTTCCTTTTTGGCGGTGCCCGATCCGGCTCGGTATTGTTCGAGGAATCGATCGACCTGATCGGCCGAAAACATATCCCGCTGCCCCGGAAGCGATTTCCGGCTCTCGGCTCGCTTCTTTTCTTCCTCGTCGATTTGCTCAAGCAGACTCGCCGACGGTGCTTCACCCTTCCTGGCTGCCCGCTGATCGGCCTTGGTTGGTCGGACCATGTTGAACAGCGACTTTTGGCCGGTGTTCATGTCATCGCCGCCGAATAGCGACGCCTGTTGACCGGGGACCATTTCGGGAGTGAAGGTTGACGGGGCGGGAGATGGGGCGGGGGCGGGGGTGGGTTTAGAGCCCGCCTGTTGCTTACCGCGATCAAAAGCGACGCTGGCCGCGTTGGCGATCTTGTCGGTAACGTCCCCACGGGAAACGGCGGAATTGATCGCGGAATCAAAGCCCTTTTCAAAGTCTTTGGCAGTCAGTTTCCCGGCAGTCTGCAGCGCCCGGCCGAGATAAAACTTTCGGATGTCATCGTCCGAGTAGTTATTGATCTTGCCGGTTTCGTACCAACTTGAGGACGATTCCTCGCCCGGCATTTTTTGCCCGGACGCTTCGCGGATCTTGCCTTTCATTGCCGATTGAGCGAACGGATGGGCGGGGGCGGGGGCGGGCTTCTTAATCGACTTCAAGTGATTGAAGTAGTCCATTTCCGTTTTGGTCGCCCTGAGCGATAGCGTATTGTCCTTCGGGTCGACAAACTCAAGATCGTCGCCAGGCGTGTAACCTTCTTCATGGAGCCGCTCAACCCACTCTCGCTTGCTTGTAATCTTTCCGTTCGACCTTACAAGTTTGTCGAGAGCCAATTTCGACTTGCCGAACTTCATCGGGTTGTCAGCCAAAAATCCTTTGTATGAATCAATTTCGGATTTTTTCTTGATTGCTGCGTCTGACTCTTTCTTTTCTTGCTCGGCAGCGATTCGCTTTCTTGACAAATCGTTTCTCTGGCTTATTTCCGCCGATTTTATCGCCTCGCTTTCGGTTGGATGAATTTCGTCTCCGAACGGCCTTTCGTTTTCGCTGAGTTTTACCATGAACTTTCCGCCCGATCGGTAGACGGAAAACCTTGGAATGCTTTCGTAATCTTGCTGTGACTTTGGCTCGGGAATCCCGCTTCCCGCACCGCTCCCCGGCGCATCCGGATTCTGCCACTTGCTGACCGACTTGATATCCGTTCGGTGGTCCGGGTTCTTCGCCTTGGCTGTGTCATTGATCGCGAACGTCACCCCGCTGTCCCGGTTTACTTGCGGCTTGCCGTCGATAACCGGGTGAGCAACAACGGTTCCGAATCGAGACTTGAAAACCTCGTACTCCTGGCCGGTCGAATCGGTGAACCGGTCGCGGGCTTGCAGGTCGGCGGCTTCGGGGGCGGTCGGTGTTTCAGTTTTTGCCACTGACGTTTTTGGAGCAATGTCCGGATAGTCGGCCAAAACTTCCGGGCGAACTGGCTTGCCCATTGCCATAGCCATCCGAACTTGCTTTCGGTGCTGCGACTTGTCGAAGTCCGAAAACTCATCGTCAGATTCCGCAAACTGGCCTTTCCTTTCGGCGATGGTCTGTTCATGGCTTCCGTCAAGAATGTTTTCGATTGACGTCGGCACTTCTTGATACTGCGGGCGATTGTTCTTGTCTTTCACCGGACCGCGTTTTCCAGGTTGCACCCATTCGCCCGTTTGCGTGTCGTAATACTTGTAGAACCCCATCGGTCTTTTGCTTTTGAAGTCTACGATGTCGTCGGTGTGGTCCTCTGCTTCAAATCGCCCCTGCCGTTTGCTGACAACGATAAAGCGCCCTGAGGCTGGCTTTTTGGCTTCCGCCGCCGGCTTCCCCGATTCCGCCGGCTTCCCTTCCGCCGCCTTCTCCGCCGGCTTCGCACCCCCGCCCCGGCCAATCTCACCAATCTTCATTCCATCGAATTTCCCGCCCATCCCCGCTTTAATCGTCCCGTCTTTCTTGTCGATCATCACGGGTACGCCCTTCGTGCCCGCGCCGTTTGGGTGAACGGTGATCCAATCAAACATTTGCTGACCAGGGGAGGATTTCAGCTTGCGTGCGGCGTACTGCTCGACGGATAGGCCGAAAAGTTCCGCCATGAATCGATCGACTAGGGAATCGGCGGCGGAATACTGGGAGGATTCGCTGAGTTTCATTTTTAGCAAGCTTTCCGCACTTTGTTTAGCTGCACTTGTCAACTGTCTTTGCCATGCCTTATTCGATGGCGACCACCGCCACCCCGACCGCTTTAAACTGTCGATAACCGACCGGTCCGGCTTTTGATCGTGAATGATTCGAATTCGATTGTCAGCGTAATCCATTTTGACTGATCCGCCCTCAAATTCGAAATCGGTTTTCTTTTCGCCGGACTCGGCTTTCTTGGCTTCGGCTTCGAATTTCCCCTGGCGGGCGACCTGTTCGCGAACCCGCTTCATATTGGCGTTATTGTTTCGTAGTTCGAAATCTGCGATCCCAAACCTCCCCATAAAGTCTGGCTTTAGGGCTGCCCTTGCCGCGCTTTCGCTGACCCCAGATTGTTCGATGATTGCCTTTACGGCCGATTCGAGGTCGTACCCCTTTTTGAAAACTGGGCCATTCCGGCCGCTAGACTTGTCCAGGATTTTGCGGACCGCTGCGTTAAGCTTCTTGGCTGATTCTTGGAATTGCTCAAGCTTTTGAAGTTTCGCTTCGAGAACATTTCCGGCCCCCGCATCGCCGATTCGCATCGGGGCGTCTTCCGGGCTGATTTTCTTCATTACCGCATTGCGGCCCTTCTTTAGCTGGTCAAGGTAATCTTGCGCCCGCTGATCGGCGGCCCTGTTGGCTTTCTCGTTCCTGGCAACCGGGAACCTTGCCGGACCTGTGATCATCGGCGAAACGACCCTTCCCATCGCCGATAACATCGATTCATAGGCGGTCTTGGATCGCCTTAAAAACTCTGGCCATTCCTGCTCAAGTGTTGCTTTTTGCTCGTCTGTTTCGGCCTTTTCGCTAAATTCGCGATATGCCTGATTCATTTCATCGTGAAATTCTTTTTGCCGCTGCTTGGCCCGTTCTTCTGGCGAAAAACTGATTCCGGCATGCGCCCGATAGGCTAGTTCCCGTGAAATCATTCCAAGGCTGACGCCGGGGGCTACGGTTTCGGTTTTCGGCGCGGGCTCTTTTTTCTCTGCGGGTTCCGCCGCTTTGCTTTCGGGCATTTCGGCGGCTGGCGGTTCCTGCTGCTTCGGCGCGTCGTCTTGGCTTGGCCTGTTGGCCTTCCCGATCTCCCCGATTTTCTGCCCGTTAAACTTGCCACCCATCCCGGCGGCGATCGTCCCGTCCTTTTTGCTGATCATCACCGGATGGCCAACGGTTCCAGGTCCGTTCGGGTGGACGGTGATCCATTGGAATTCCATCTGGCCGGGCGACGATTTGAGCCGGCGACGTTCGTACTGCTCGACAGTGATCCCAAGGGCCTGGGCCATGTAGCGATCAATGAACGCTTCGGCGTCTGCCAGGGAGTATTTAACCGGCTCGTCTAGCTTCAATCGATGCTTCCGGTAAGCTTCAAAAAGCTTGTCAAATGCCGGGGATATCTTTTCGACTTCGGCATCGGTTGGCCACAATCCGCCCGACTTGTAAGCTTTTGTCGATATGCCCGCCAAATATGTGTTTTTGCGGCCAGAATTCTCAAGTTTCGCCTGTACGTGCCGCTCAAAAGTTCTGGCAAAAATTTCCTGGCTTGTGTTCCAGTATTTGTTTGCCTTGTCTACGCTGATTTGCTTCTTGTTGACCATTAACTGAAGCTCGTCAAACAGCCTAGTTCTGTACCCGCTTGACACCCATGCCGATTCGAGACCCTGCATCGCGTCCGATAGTGGGCTTCCCTGCATTGATCTCTCGGAAAGAAATGCTTGTCGCGAACCCGGCTCCCCTCTTCCCATTTCGTTGTCAAATGCGTGGCCCCATTCGTGGGCGAGCGATCCGACCCCGCTTTTTCTTGTAAGGTTGATAACCTTGGTCGATGGCTCGTAATGGGCGAGCGCGTTGCCTTTGCCCCTTGCGCCCATAGCAAGCCCGAGTTTTCCGCCTAGCCCCACCGCATCGACTGGGAATCCCATAACGCTTGCCAAATCGAGCATCGCGCCGGCGGCCATTTTTGCATGGTGCTCTCGCTCGGCGTCGGTGACGCTGTTGCCAAACTGAACACCCCGCAAGCCGGCTTTGTCTATCAAGTAACTAAGCGACTCTTTCGCCGTTTTCGCCGGTAATTCCGGCCCGCCGGATCGCTCGGCTTTTCCAACATAAAGCTCGGCGGGATCGAATTTCTTTTCTCGCTTCTCGCCCTTCCTTCCAAGGATTTGGCTGAACGTTTTTCCTTCGATTATTTGCATCGCAACATCGGCCGCGGTCCCTTCCGGGGCGTCGGTTTTGGATATTCCTGATTGCGAAATAAATTCCTTGACTTTGTTGCTTAAAGAATTTCGCTTGTAAGCCGTTCGGAGAGAATTCGAGTAATTAACTAGACCGTTGGCGGTGTCGTTCCATCGGCCGAATTGCGTCCTGAGCCTGTCTATTTCGCCAGACATAACCCGCGACATAAGGAAAGAAATCTTGTCGGGATCGTCTTCTCCGCTTGCTGCAATCTTTTCCGCTTCCGCTTTAGCAGTTCGGTAAGCATTAAGGTATTCGGATCGGTTCTGCTTTGCTTCCTGTTCGGTTAATGTCCTAGCTTTATATCCCGGTTTGGGCGGGAATGCCCTCAAGATTTCATTCAGCATAATCACGCCGATCGGGTTCTTATCAGCGTGATTAGACAGGTTATGCGGTTCGTTTTTTAGCAACTGATCGCGGGTAACAAGCTGCTCGGCCATGCCGTCTCGTTCGGCGTCTTCGAGCGTTCGCCATTGATTGCGGATATGACGCGCCGACCCCTTCAGGTCTTCCCCGGCGTTTGAAATCGCCGACTTTCGGGCGAATTCGTAATCCTCGTCTAGCTTCCGCTGATAGGCTTCCGCATTTTCGCGGGGCGTCTTGTTTTCGTCGTAGGTCGGCAATTCGCTCGGCGTAACGGCAGGAAGCTCCTTGTCTTTCTTTCCTTCGTCGGGCTCGGCCTTCTCTTCCGGTTCCTTTTCTTCGGGCTCTTTTTCTTCGTTCTTTTCTTCCCCGCCCTCCTTTTTCTCGCTTTCCGCCACACTTACCGCCCCGCCCGCCCCTGAACCTTCCCTGGGTGCAAACTGCCCGCCCTCGCCCGTTCCGGCCGGGTGCCTGGGGTGCGAGTCTTCATCCCATAGCGACTTTTGTCGAGCCGATGTTCTGAGCAAGTTCGAGCCCGTTGCGTCGTCGTCCCATAGGGATAGCTGGCCAGGGGAATTGCGGGCTCGGCGTCGTTCGTACTGTTCGACGGTCAGGCCAAGGGCTTCGGCCATGAAACGGTCGACGATGGGGTCTTGGTCGCTAGCGGATTGCGGATCCTGAAAAGCGGAATAAACCTCGGCCGGCGAATGGTTGAAAGTGTCGTCAATAACAACTTTGCCATTCAGTAATTTGTTGACCTGATCCGCGGCCCACCTGATCGGGCTTCCTATTTCAGCGCCGGCCATGCGAAGCGATCCGATCGAATTGGCGACAACGGAAAGCAGCTTTGGCCCCGCCCATTGACCAGTCTGGGCATCCAGCCCGATTTTCCCTTGCGGCGTTTCGATAGTTGCCAGAAATTTCATACCATCCCCTTTACTGCCGCAATCGTATAGTTGAAGTGGTTCTTGTTGAATTTCGCAAAATAGTATGCGTTTTCGTACAAAGACTGCAAACCCATTGAGAGGATTTCAGTTGAGTCGTTTCCGGGGTAATACTTCCCCGTGTACGCATTTTCAAATCCGTTTTTTGTAGCTACTTCGTGGGTTGAGTGGCCATTTCCTAAGTGCTTTACTGGTTGCTCAAAAGTTTGCGAATGCAAAAACGCCTTGGAGGCTCCCCCGATCTTGCCTTCGTTTGAGTGCTCGATTGCGTGGCCAATTTCGTGAATTATGACAGATGTGCCGGCGTGAGGCGCAAGAAAAACAGTGTCGCCGCTACAATGGCTCCGGCCGTCATAGTTGGGGTGATTCGGGTCCATCGCCTTAAATTTAATCTTTCCGATTGAAAGACTTGGCGAAATTATAGACGAAAGCCAGTTAATAGCTTCCGAAACATCAGCTTTTTGATTTTCGGGAAGAGACTCGACCCCTTCGGTTTCTATTTTAATTTCTCCGCTTTCTCCGATTTCTTTTATCAGGGCGGAAAACGATTCTTTTCTAATTGATTCTTCTATTTGATAAACAGAATCCGAACGGGCCTTTATCTCTGCTCCTATCCTATCCATTTCCAATTCATTTCCGCTTCTTGAGGCAGCCGCCCAAGGATCATAGAAGCTATCTATCTCCTTTTCCATTGAAATCTTTTTATCAAACAATTCTTTCGTTGCCGGCAACCTCATTTCGATAAGAGATTTTCTGTAATGCTCGATTGCCGCGTTTGCGGTTTGAGATATTTTTCTACCCTTTCTGGCACTTCTTCTAGTTGCTTCGCTTTTATTTTCTTTTTCCCACGTCTTGACTGAATAATTTCTGTCCGCCCGAACCCGGAGAGACTGCGGGAGCCAGTCTGAATACATATAATCGTCAAGCGCTTCGTCGCCTATTGAGTCTGGATTCGATTCAGATGCTTTTCTAACTAAATCTTTGTGTTCGTCTTGAAGCTTATAGTCCCATCTCATTTCTGCCAGATCAGAAGGAAATTTGCCAAGCCTTGATAGGGTTTCTGCAAGGTTGGATAAATTTGTAAATTCAGAAACTTTTTTTACTCTTGAGAGCATGGACTTAAATCCGTGCATGTTTTCTATTTTTTTAGCTATAGAATTCACGTCTTCCCATCTTTTTTCACTAATCGCTTGAGCATACTGATTAGATATTTCGTAAAATCTTTTATAGTCCTTTTCAAAGAATTTAATTTTATTGGCCTTTTCTCTTACCATATATTGAAGAGAACTTATCTCTTCTGGCCTTTTCTTATTTAATTCGTCAAGGTTTTTTATTACACTCAAAACGTCATTTCGTGATTTTTGAATGTCCCATTCTTTTTGAATTTCTTCTTTTGCGCCAAACCTTCTTTTTCGCTCTTCTAGGTATTTATTCCAAGCGTTTTCCTTTATTTGCGAATCTTCGCTTTCGCTTTCCTGCTTATATTTCTTGTAAAGCTCCGATCGGGATTCCTCTTCCTTTTTTGTAAAAGACGGCCTCTTGTTTTCTTTTTGCGGCCGAATGCTTCCTATTTTCTGGCCTTTCAGCGACGGCGGCCCTTTAGCTATTTCGCCGTCTCCTTTCACGAAAACCGGCGTCCCGCCTTTTTCTCCTTTCGGGGCTTCTTTGTTCGAGCCTATGGTTATCCATCGGCCGCCCTCGGTGGCTTCGTACATTTCGGCAAACCGTGCCGAAAACCGTTCTTCCGGCTTGACCGGCTCGAATAGCTTCGGATTCGGCTTGAGCTTCGCGGCCAGAATCCGTGGGATCATGTTGTTGTGCAGGATGAACGGCCGAATATCGACCCCCTGCTGCCGTGCCTCTTGGATAATCGCGGTAAGCTTTCCAAGGTGATTCGCGACTTGCTTCGGGTCGACGCCCGGAACCGCCTGGGAGGTCTGCCGGACCCCTAGCGCGACTAGCTTCGGATCGACCCCGCCGGATTGAACGTAACCGCCCCACTGACGCGCCGCGGCCTTTCGGATCGAGTCGGCGAGCGTATCGTCGGGGGACGGCTCGAGTTCCTGGCCGGTTTTGGCCGCCCGTAGACGCCCCTCGGACTGTCTCGATTCATGGGCCAGACTCGCCCCGTGCATCGCTTGGGCGATCGGCTGGACAATCGCCTCGGCGTCGTTTGTCCAGGCGATCAAGGGCCGCCGGATCGCTTCGGGGAGGTTCGAGTAGTGGAGGGGGTGGGATTTGCTGTTAGGGGTGGGTTCTTTGACTTCGCCGGTAGACTGGACCGGTTTTTCCTTCGTCTTTTCGTCTTTTCCCGCCGGTCCCGCCGGCCCCGGCGTCGATTTGACCGGGCTCGGCGGGCCGGTGATTTTCTTCCCAGTCCGGCCGATTTCGCCGGAATTAGTCAAAAAAAACTGCTGGCCGCCGTCGCCGGTGACGTATCGGCCGCGGTCGCCGAATTTCCCGGTCGTTTGGCCGTCGGCGGCTGCCGAAAACCGGTCGATAATCGCCCTGGCAGTAAAAGCCGCGGCAATGGCGTGGGCGTTAGATATCACGGGGAATAAACCTGAGAGAGCGAAGCGCTGGCCGCGTTGGGCGTGGTGATTCGAATTTTAGCGATCGTCCCGTTCTGGCGTGCGAACGAAAGATCGTATTCCTGTTCGCGGTACAACATTAACTGAGCTAATCCCGTCGAGTCGGTCACGTCCTCGATAACCGCATTAACCGCCATCGTCCCGGATGCTACCGACCACCCGGCCGGGAATCGGGCTGTCACGGTTACCGATTCGAACGGGCTGCCGGATTGCTTTGCGACGTAAACCGAAAGCAGACATTGAGACGGGGACGGCGGGGTCGGTGCTGGGATCGCGACTAGGGTTTTCGTGACCGTCGCGTCGGCGGCGACTACCAGGGAAGAATCTGCGACGGGCTGGTATCCCGGCGGGGGAGTTGTCCGAAGTGTGTAGGTATCGGCGTCGAGATTGATCACGGCGACGCCCAAAGAATTCGCGTAAACGACCGTTGACGTTCCGACGATTGAAAATTTCGTTGCGGGGACGGCGCCGCCGGTCGAAGTGGCTACCAGGGTGATTGCGTAGTCGCCTTCGCCACCGCCGCCAGAAGGGGCTTGAGATAGTGCCGTCGCCTTCCACCGCCAAACACCCGCAACCAATTCGAGCATCTGCGAAAATGCGTACATGATCAGCCCCATCGTTCCGGTCGCGGCTGAATACGCACTCGACGCAGCGGACCAGATTCCCGCCGCGATGTCTGCTATCGCATGAACGTGGCTCGTAGGATCGATCAACACTGTATTGCCCGCAACGGGTGCCGTGACCAACGCCTCTTCGAGCGTGATTGTCAACGTGCCGTCGCCATTGTTGACCGTCGTTAGAATCGGGCT